TTAAATAAAATCTTTATACCATCTACAATTTTTTTTATTTTCTTTTGTATATTTTACAAAATATTCATAAAGATTTTCTCTTTTAAATGAAGGGAAAGATTCTTTTATAGGGTCTCCTATTTGTCCACCTTTAATTTTTGTTTTAATAAATAATTCATTTAATATTTTTTCATTTTTTTCAGGATTATTATAAAGAGTATCATAATTATATTCCATATCTAAATAACTTGTTCTGTCTTCGTCGTTTTTTAATTTAATATCTTTTATTTTATATTTTATTCCATTCTTTTTTCCTTCTAATTTATAAAATTCTAATGGTGTTGGTTCAATACCACATCCTGCCATATGACTGTTTTCAGGACCTTTAAACATCGGCACAATATATTTAATCATAAACATTTCATCAGACCTATAACCTGGTACTTTCCAATTATAAATATATTCTTCAATATTTGGTACAAGAGGTTTAGTGTTTTTATCCCATAAACCATGATCTAAGTCTTTAAGATTATCTGGTATATTTAAGAAATATTTATTTTTAATTTTTGAAGTAATTGATACTGCACCCCACATACCAGCTAGTGCAGGATTTGCGTGTCCGTCTTCTGGATGGTCACTATCCCAAATACGACAAAATGTTTTACCTGATTTACACCATTCTTCTATTATGTGTTTTTCACGTGCATTTACTCTTGAATCAGTATCTCTAAATATTACTCTACAATTTTCTCCTAATGCTAAAAATCTCCATAAAGACCTTTGTCTATTTGTTATTTTACTTCCTTTAACAACATACACTTGAGCTCCTAACTCAAGTAATTCTTCTATAATTTTCTTAGGTACAGTATTATCTACATAAAACCGACAAGTCCAACCAGGATATATCTTGTTCGCTAATAGTACATTTTGTACAGCTCCTTCTGTATATAAATCTTTATCACCATATAAACTAAATGCTATTAATAATTTAGCATTTGTTCTTTTGTTTTTCCATAATTTATTAATTTTAAATAACTTGTTAGAAGTATTTAGATTAGACATAATTTTATTAATATATATTTTATTTTAAGAAATAAAATGGTTTCAAATATAAAAATAGAAAAAAAAAGAAAAAATGAAATTAAGAATATTATGATTGTTGCACATCCAGATGATGAACTTATATTCGGTGGAAAAGAATTAATTAAATATGGTGAAAAATATTTAGTTATTTGTTTAACCAATTTAAATAATCCTATCCGACATAAAGAATTTGTTAAAATGTCAAATAAATTAAATTTTGATTATATAATATATAATCATAAAGATTTATACAATCAAACAACCATTTATAAAAATTATCAAAAACATTTAAATAATTTATTAAATGAAATATTAACTAAAAATAAAATTAATAAAATTGTTACACATAATAAAAAAGGTGAATATGGACATAGATTTCATATAGCTGTTCATAATTATATAGTTGAATATTGTAATCAAAATAATTTATTAAATAAATTATATGTTTTTGAATTACAAAAAAATAATTTGTCTAAAAATATTTATGAAAAAAAATATGAATTGATGAAAAATATTTATGAATCAGAATTTAAAGTTATTGATAATTTAGATATTCATAACTTTATGAAAAAAGAAACTTTAATAAAATATAAATCATAACTTTAGATTTTGTTTTATTCTACATATTTGGTCTGTTACTAAATTGCAAAAATATTGATTATCTGTTGAATAATATATCTTTCTTATACCATAATCTATTATTTTTTTTGTACATTTCTCACAAGGTTTAGACATTTTATATATATTATTTGTTTCTTCAAGTTTGTTTGTTATTCTTACTACATACATTGTACAATCTCTTAAAATCTTTCGTGTCTTATATTTTTTATTTAATTTATTTAAAGCATCCGCTTCTGCGTGTATACTATTTGCTTGATTTTTAAATGCTCTATGATTATATCCTTGTGATATAATTTTTCCTTTATATACTATAATACAACCGTGTTTATGACCTAATAAAGAATTACTTGCTACTTGTGATGCTTTATTTAAAAAATAATAATGTTTATTTTGAGATTTATGTTGAGGTTCTTTAAAAATATCTGATGATATATCTGATATATTATTTTCTAAATGACCTTTTAATTTATAATATAAATCAACATTATCTAAATCTTTAAATTGATTATCATTTTCAAATTTAAAATTATATGTATTCTTTATAAACATTATTTATCATTTATTTTTAATTTATTCTTAAATTTATTCTTAAATTAATATATAATCTTTACTAAAATTTTTTATTTAATTTTTATTAAAAATATTATACAATATATTTTTATAATAATAATTCTATAAATCAAATTTTATAAAAAAATTAATCATTTTGTAAAATATCATTATCATCATTTTCATCTAAATGTTCTAATATATTTTTATTAGTATTTTCATTTAGTAATCTTGGTTGAATTCCTAAAGTTTCTATTTCTTGTAATAATAATTTAAATGCATAAGGTGTTTTTATAGATGAAAAATTATTATTTTTTGCATCTTTGTATGATGAATACAATTTATTATTTTTATCAATCGCAATTGTACCATTTTCATTTTCAATATTATATGTAAATGCATCTGAACGTTCCATCATACTTTCTTTAATAAAAGACCCCATACCGTGTCCTAATATGGCGTTAGTTTCCATTTCTCCTATTCTTAAACCGCCTTCATTTGCACGTCCTTTAGTAGGTTGTTTAGTCATAGATGTAACTGGTCCTTCGGTTCTATAATTATATTTATCGGATACTATATGTTTTAAACGATAATAATAAGTTGGTCCAAAGAATATATGACAATTCATTTGTTCACCAGTTAATCCGTTATATAATATTTCATCACTGTATTTATTGAGATTAGCAGTATTAAGTTCTTTTAATAAATTTGTACTATTATAATTATTAAATGTTGTACCATCAAATGTAGATGCGTATTTGCAACCTAATTTACATAATACACATTCTATTAATTGGCCTATAGTCATACGGCTTGGTATAGCGTGTGGATTGATTATAATATCTGGACTAATGCCATCTTTATTGAAAGGCATATCTTCTTGTTTATAAATCATACCACAAACACCTTTTTGGCCTGCTCTTGAACACATTTTGTCACCTAATTCAGGTTTCATATATTTTCTTAATTTAATTTTAACTTTTCTTAATTCATTTTCTTTTTCAAATACAAATACTTTATCAACAAATCCTTTAATAGATTTATTGCCTTTTACTGATTTATCAAAATATTCTATTTTTTCAACTTTGTTAGTTAATACTCCTATTTCATCATCTTCATTCACATATGTTGTTTTTTTATTAATTTTTCCTAATATTATATCATCTTCATCTATAAATTTATTTATTTCTGGAAAACCATCTTTATTTAAATAATCCCAATTAGCATATTTAATATTAATATTTTTTCCTTCATTTGAAAGTTCTATAGGATTACTAAACAGTAATTGTTCATCACCACCATAATTTTTTTCTTCTTCATCTATAAATGATTTAAATTTTGTTATATTAAACATACCTCTATCAATTGAATTTTGATTTATCATAATACTATCTTCTTGATTAAAACCTGTATAAGTTGCTATAGCTACTATAACATTTTCACCATTTGGTAATTCATCATTATGTGTGTATTTTGTATATTTTGTATGAACTATTGCTTTTTGAGGATAGTGTATTATATAACCTGCTGTATCTATTCTATTATTAAAATTTGTTGTATATATTCCTATTGCTTGTTTTCCTTGTTGACATCCGAAGGCATTACGTGGATATGGATTATGATTTGAAAAAGGTATAATATTAGAGTAAACACTTAAAATAGTTGATGGGTCTATTTCACAGTGTGTGTATTTAATTAATTTATTATTGAGAGATTTTCTATTCATTGCAATCATAGATGAATTAATTTCTTCAACATCAAGATATTCTATCATACAAGAATTTTTAATTAATTTATTTTCATCTAATTCAATATCATAATAATTAAAATATTCTTCTGGTATTCTTTTTTCAGTTGTTTTTAATATGAGTGATTTAAATAAATCTTTATTAAATTGATTATAATTAATATCATAAAACTTATTTAATTTACCTTTTGTTAAAGACGACCATTCTAATTTTTTGTTTTTAATTCCAATATCTAATATTGATTTATTATAGTCCTTATTAATTAATAATTCATTTGTGTTATCTGATAGATTATTTAGTTCATAAATATTAGTTAAATATAATGGTCTTAATACTCTTCCAGCATCAGTTTGTATATGAATTTCTTTTTTTTGAGAATACCACACAATAGATATTAAAGAATTAATAATACCATTGCATTTAAGTAATTTTAAATATTTATAAAATTTAAATGGATTAAAATGAATACCTAACCAATGATTATTAAAAAATATTTTTGTTAAATTTATGTTTTCTTTTTTTAGATTTTTTATATCAATCTCATCTAAATATATTAATCCTAATTCTCTAGTACATTCTATTATAGGGTCTATGTCTATTGCGTATGAAACTAATGTCATTACTGGAAAATGTTTTAATAAACCGATGTTACCACCATCAGGACTTTCAATAGGACACATAGCACCATATTGTGCATTTCCAAGACGATGTGGTTCAACTAGTTTGACACTTCTATCAATAGGTGTATTAATTCTTCTAATGTGTGATAAATATCCTAAATAAGATAATCTGTTAAGGTCTTGAACCATACCTTCATTTTTGGGATCATTATTACCACCCCAGTTACCTTTAAAAGATTTAATCATTAAATTAGAAATAATAGATTTATCAAAAATTTTTAATAAATTATTTTCATTTATTATATATTGCAAATCTCCTAAATCTCTCCAATAACCATAATTGTATTGTTTATCTAATTCATTTTTAATATTATTTCTTAATTTGTTGTAAAGATCTCTAAATAAATTAGTCATAAGATATCCTACTAAATCAACTCTTTTAAATAAATAATTATCTTTATTAGTAGGTGGTTGTATTTCTAATGCTACTGAAATTAATTTATAGATTAGAGTTCCTAAAAATAAACCTTTTTGTTTAAAATTTTTGTTTACATTAGGTAAGAAGTCTTCATATAATACAAATTTAACATTTTCAATAGTTTTGTATTTTGTAAATTGTTTTAAATAATTTAATGCATCATATTGTGTTTTGTATTTTGATGATTCAATTATAGTATTTCTTATAAAATCAATAAATTTTTGATTAATATTTTTACCGTCATCATAAAATATATTATTAATTATTTCTTTATCTGTATCAATACCTAACGCTTTAAAATATATTCCTATAGGTAATGCATTTATTTTAAATCCTGTTTTAATATTAGGACATTCAATAAGTATTGAATTATTTAAAAATTGTTTATTTAAATTAAGTTTATTATCAAATATATAAAACTTAATTGTTTTAGGAAAAAGAACATTTTCTCGTGAGGTACAACGTATAAATGATTGATAAGAAAAGTTAGGGTCTTTAGATTTTTCAATAAAAAGTTTATTAGTAGATATACGTTCTTGTGATATAATAGTTTTTTCTTTACCTGAAATAATAAAATATCCTCCTTGATCAAATGGACATTCTCCCATCTCTCTAAGAACATTATGTGGTTGATTATTTAAAATACATAAATTAGAATGAAGCATTATAGGTATTAAACCAATTAAAATATTATTGTATCTTTTAGTTATTTTAGTAGGTCTTGGATTATCTTTTGTTATTTTAGTGTAATCTATATATTCTATTTCAATATCTACTGTTAAATTTGAAACATAATTAATATCTTTTAATCTAGCTTCATTTGGTAAAAGAGGTTTAGATAAAAATTTTTTGTTTTTATTATAAATTGTAGGTTTTGATAAATAAATTTTATCTCCTTGTTTAGTTCCCATATAAATATTTACTTCATGCTTAATATTATTATCTTCATCTTTTTTTAACATTGTAAATGGATTTAATGTTTTAATAATATATGGAATATTACTAGATACAAAATTATTATAACTACTAATTTGAGATAATGAAAAATAATTATTATAAAAATTAAAATAACTATTTATTATTTCCCAATCTATCTTTTTTAATTCTAAATCATTATTTGTCATCTTATTAATATTTATTAATTTTAATATTATATTTAATTAATTTTATTATTAAATTATTTAATTAATTTTATTATTAAATTATTTAATTAATTTTATTATTAAATTATTTAATTAATTTTATTATTAAATTATTTAATTAATTTTATATAAAAAAAATAATATATTTGTTTTAAATGTTTTAAAATTAAATAATTTTAAATTAAATAATTTTGTAATGAAATAATAAAAATAAAAAAAAATGTTTCATCAATATTAATTAATTTTTGTATAATTGATAAATTAAAATTTTTAGTTTTATTTGTATTACTAATCCATAAATTTATTATTTTTTTAGTTTTATTTATATATTTATTTGTTTTAATAGTATTTAAATTAATAAAAAAATTTATGTTAGAAATAAAATAACGCATAAAATTATTTAATTTATTATTTGAAATATAGTATAATATAAGTATATAATAAATATAATTAAAATATTTTTTTGTAGATTGATTCATATAATTTTTAAATATTTCAATATATTGTAAATATTTATGTTCAATATTATAATCAATTATATTATTATCAATATAGTTATTATACCAATTATTTAAATTTTCAAAATCATTATTAAGTATTATATTATTGTTTTCAATAAAATCAATAAAAAAAATATAAGGGTTTTTAATTAATTTATCTTCATTTATAATATTTTTAATATTCATATTAAATATTATAAATTAAAAAAATTTTTTCTATTAAACTTAATTTACTTAATTTAATTAGTTAATTTATTAAATTATACTATAATTTGATAATTATCATAAAGGTCTTCTTCGTGTATTGGATGAGGGTTTTTAAGATATAATTCAGGAAATTTTTTGCTTAAATTTTTTATTTTTTTATAAGAATATGATTGAAATTTATATATCTCATTATCTATTTTTTTATGTAAATTTATTTTTTTTTTTGTTAATATAGGAGAATCAACTTTAAAATTATAAAGAATATTTAATATTTCTTTTCTTAAATCTAAAACAACATCAACATAATCTTTATCATATCTATCAATTATAACATTATAATATGTTTTAAGAAAATTTTCAATTAATAAAATTAATTTCATATAATCTCCATTATCATATTTACCTACAAATCTTAAATTATATATCAATTCTTTACATAATTCATCATTATTTAAAAAATTTAATTTACCGTCTTTTACATTTTTTTGTATTACTGGATAAATATTAATATTATCTATAAATCTTTGTAAATCTTCATTAATTTCTTCATTTAATTCATCTGTTTCATTATAATCATAATTTCTTTTTACAACATCACTATAATAATTATTTATTTTTTCATTCTGATTTTTAAAATCATCATTCTCTATTTTACTTTGGATATCATATAAATTAAACATATACAATAATATCACAAACATTATTATTACTATAAATGAATTACGATGTACTATTATATTATATAAAAATGCTAATAATATAAAGAATAATAAAGAATATTTATTTGATAAAATGTTTTTTATCATTATTAAAAATAATGAATATTTTAATTTAAATTAAGATAAAACAAATAATAAAAAAATTATATACTATCTGATAATTCTATTAATGCTAAGTAAATAGCAATAATAATTAATAAAATACCTAAATAGATAATTCTTTTTTCTTTTAAAATAATTTTTTTAAATTTTTTAGTTGTTAAATTTTTAGTTTTAAGTAATTCTTCTAAAATTTTATTTAAATTATGAAAAATATTTTTATAAATTTTAGATAAAGGTAAATTTAAAAAATTTTTTTTGTTTTCTTTGTCTTTTTCAAAATCTATTACACGGTTTATTGTCTTTAATATACTATTTTCTTTTTTTACTAATTCATCATATATACTATCTGCATTTAAATTAACATTATTATATTTATTTTGTATAATTTTCAAAAAATCATTATATTTATCCATTATTTATTTTATTTAATATTTAATAAATTTAAAACAAACAATAAAATATTAATTAAATTAATTAAATAATATCAATTAAGTCAATATGAGAAATAAAATGACGAACACAACACATTTTTGTTATACCAAGTTTTTCTAAAATTTGTTTTTGTTTATTATCATCAAAATATCTTAATGGGTTTTCTTCATTTTCAGGTATACTTATATCTTCTATCGTAAATTCATTCTCTTCTTTATCATTCTTTTCTAACTCTTTTTTAAAATAATTCCATTTATCTGCCAATACTTTATTACAAGTAAAACATCTTACTGGTATAATCATTTTTAAATATAAAAATATTAATTAAATTATTTTTAAATTAATTAAATAAATTTTTTAAAATCAAATTTTTATATAAAAAATTGATTTTATAATTAATTAATTAAATTTATTAGAATAAAATAAAAATGGATTTTTGTGATTTATGTGATAATATGTTGTATTTAAAAATGAAAATTGATGAAAACAAATTATCAAATCATTGTAAAAATTGTAATTTTGAGAAAGAACTACCAAATAATAAAAGTTTTAAGGTATTAGAAAAAAATTATGAAAAAGAAGAAATTAATTATGATTTATTTATTAATCCATATATTAAATATGACCCAACTTTACCTAGAATAAATAATATTCATTGTTTAAACAAAGATTGTACTAAAGACAAAGAAAAACAACACGAAATTATTTATATTAAATATAATAATACTGATATGAAATACTTATATTATTGTGTACATTGTGATTATTATTGGAATACTGAATCATAATAAAAAAATTGATTTAAATTAAATATTTAATATATATGTAATGTATTAAAATGGAAGACAAAAAAAACAATATATTGAGTAGTATATTAAGTGTAAATGATTTTAATAAGAAATATAATCCTGATAACAATATATCTGTAAATTTTTTAACAATATATGAAAAAACACAAATATTAGGTTTAAGAAAAGAACAAATTGCCGGTGGTGCAGAAACAACACTTAATGATAATGAAATACCTGAAAATGCAACAGTAGATGATATTGTTAATCTAGAATTTGAAAAATCTAAAATACCATTTATGATTAAACGTACATTTAATAATGGTGATGTTGAATTCTGGAAAATACAAGATTTACACGATTTTAACTAAATTATTTAATTATTTAATTAATTTTAAAATTATATAATTTTTATAATTTTTATAAAATAAAATTTTATAAATTTTTTATTATGTTTTTTATTATATTTTATATTAATTAAAATGTCTAGTATTGTTAATAAAAATAATAATAATACTATTGAAATGGTTCAAGATGTTATATTAAAACTCGATAATTTTGATGAATTATTTGAAAAATTAGAAAAAAGAATTTCTCCACTTAAATTATCTCCTGCAACATTAGTATCTATTATACAATCTTGTATTGAATTAGTTGAATTAAGTAATAAAAAAGGTCCAGAAAAAAAGGTGTTAGTAATTTTAATGGTTGAAACTTTAATAGATAATTCAGATTTACCTAATGAAGATTATAATTTTATGAAAGAATTAGTTAAAAATGGTACTTTATCAGACACTATAGATCTTGTTATAAGTGCAAGTAGAGGTAAATTAGGATTAAATGATATAGATGAAGTAGTGGAAACTGCTTGTAGTTGCTGTTATTCATTTTATAAATTTAAAATATTGCCAAAAAAAAATAAAAAGAATAAAACAAATAAAAAATAAAAATATTAAATAATATATTTAAAATGAATTTAAATAATTTAGTTAAAAATGTAATATTATTTAAAAATGGGATGTAATAATTCTAAATATTGTTGTAATGAATGTAAATTAGAAATAGGTGATTATAATACAAATTATATATGTTCATTGAAAGGTTTAGGTCAATTAAATAATGAAAAAATGTGTATAAGTTGTTTATTTAAAAAATTTAAAGTTCAAAATTATCATTCTTTAAATTCTGAATTAATAAATTAATAAATTATTAAAATAAGTTTATTTTACTTAATTATAAAAAAATAAATATAATAATATTATTATGTTAAATAAAAAAATATTAGTAGAAAAAATTAATAAATTATTACCTATTGAACAAAAAGAAATATTTAAAATTATTAAAAGATTTAATATAAAATATACTGAAAATAATAATGGTGTTTTTATTAATTTAAGTAATAATATTGATGGACAATATTTAGAAGAAATAGAAAATTATTTAAATTATTTAGAAATTAATAAAACAAATATAAAAGATATTGAACAAATTTGTACAAATATAACTAATAAACAAAAAATAGAAGAACAAAATAACTTTAAATTATATTATTTTAACAACAAAAATATTAACAACTATATTTTAAATTCTAATATATCAAAAGATTCTTTAAATTTTATTAATAAATTATCGTTAAATCGTAGTAAAGATTATCAAGACAAAACTATTCAATATCTAAATATTATAAAAAAATATAATAGAATAATTGCTATTAAATATTTAAATTTATATGATAATTATAAAAATTTAGAAAACAATTTATATCATCAGTCTTATTTATTATAAATTTTTTTATTATTATTTTTATTTTTAATAAAATAGTTTAAAATTAAATTAAACTATTTAATTAATAAAATTTGATTATTTATTTTTAAATTTTATAATTAAATTATAAAAAATTTTTTAGAATAGTATTGATATAATAAATTAAATTATGGAAAATACAATATCTTTAGATGTATTAAATAATAATATTTTTCAAAATAAGATATATTTAGATATACCTACAAGTAAATACATACAAGGTTCTTATGATAAATTAGAACATATTAAATTAAGTGATAAAATAGATGATATTTTTAATAAAATAAAATTAACTAATTATGTTAATAATGATTTTTTTAGTAATAAAAATATATTAGATATTAGTAATGAAAAATCTTCAAAGAAAGAAATAGAAAATAAATTAATAGATAAGATTAAAGAAGATAATGATATAGATAAATTTGAAGAAATTATAAAAAATAGTGATAAATTTATAAAAAAATATAATAAGGGTTTTTTAGATAAAAAATATCAGACTAATTTTATGACTGAAATATGTGAATTAATGTTTATTGATTTAAATACATTTAAGACTCAAATTATAAGTTATATTAATAATGAAGAAAATATAGAATATTTGAGAAATTTAACTAAATTTTATAAGAAATTTAAAACAGAAATATCAACAATACTAGTAAAAAAAAATATAAATGAAGATATTACAGATAATGATAATTTTTTAAAATTGATATCTAAAATTTTTGATATTAATATAATTATTTTTAAAAATGGATTATATAAATTATATACTAATCAAACTAATCCAACAGAATTCAATCTCTTTAATAAATATAAATTAGAATTCAATAAAGATGATAAACAAATAATTAAATATTATTATAAATATTGTAAATTACTTAATTTAAATGAATGGGAAAAATTTAAAACATTTAATATATATAATTTTTATAAAAACAATATTACTAAACAAAATAAAGAAAGTAATATAAAATTGATAATAAAAGAATATAAATGTGTAAATTCTATTATTAAAATGAAAGTAGATGAATTAAAAGATTTATCATCTATAAACAATCTAACAACAAATCACAAAAAAATAGATTTACAAAATAATCTTTTATATATTTATAACGAATTTAATTAAAAAAATTGAATTATAAAAATTTTTATATAAACAGATATTCGTATATTTAATTATATCATAATAAATTAATAGAGATGAATATCTCAACAGATTTTAAAGAATTATTAAAACAATTTACTTTTTTAAATGATAATTTATTAACAAGTAATAATAATTATGAATTAGAATGTATATTTAAAAATCTGGATAATTTAACACAAACAAATTTTCAAAATATTTATTCATTTCTTTATTCATCTGATAATTTTGTATATCAAAATGATTTAAATAAGGAAAGACTTGATTGTAGGATAGTTTCTGGTAATTTTTTAGAAAATTATAGGTTATCCCTTAATAATATAGATGATATTTTAAAATATTGTAAAACAAATAAAATAGAAAACACTAATTATATTATAACAGAAAAAAAAAGAGTAAATAAAATAAAACCTATAGATTTATCTAATTATCCTATTCGTTTTAATTTAAAATTAGAAAATGATATTGATTCAAAAGACGAAGAAAATAAAGAAATTATAAAAAAAATCAAAACTAATTTTACTAAATCTAAAAAATATTATCGTTATAAAAAAACTTATTCTTTTATCACAAAAGATAATTTATTTCGTATAGATTTATCACTTGTTAAAAAATCAAATACTTATTCTACTGATTTATATAAAAGTAAAATATTAAATCAAAAACCTTCTTTTGAACTTGAAATTGAACTAATTAATAAAACTTTTCTAAATATTATTTCTAAAGACGAAAACAAAGATATTAAAAAAATTATTAATTTAATGTTTAATATAATTGGTAATTTACTAATGATAATAAATAATTCAATTGTATTAATTGATGATAAAGAAAAAGATTCAGTGTTAAATGAATATTTAAAATTAGGATTTAAGTTAACACAAAAGGAATTAGATAAATTGATAATAAAAAATCCTAAAAAATATTTTATAGGTGTTCAACCTGTAACACTTGAATTAAAAAATTTATTAAAACCTAGTGAAGAACGTGTATCTATATTGGAAAATTATAATGTAACAGATAAAGCAGACGGTGAAAGAAATTTAATTTTTATTTCATCATCAAACAAAGTATATTTAATAAATAATCGTTTGTCATTAAAATATACTGGTTTAAAATCTGTAAGTGATTTAGGAGGAACTTTAATGGATGGTGAATTTATAACACAGGATAAATTTGGTAATACTATAAATGATATAGCTGTTTTTGATATTTATTTTTATAAGAATGAAAATATTTCTACTAAAATTTTTTATAAAAAAGATAAAATAAATAAAACAAAGGTTGATAATGAAGATGATGAAAAAACAAGTCAAAGCACATCACCAAATCCAGTTATTACAAGACATCATATATTGTCTGATATTTTCTCTAAAAAAACTAATTTTAAATTAGAAGATAAATCTAATAATACACGTATATATTTAAAAGAATTTTTGTTTAGTAAAACAGAAAAGTCATTTTTTAAGAATAATATTAAAATATTGAATAATATGGAAAATGGAGTATTTGAATACCATACAGATGGTTTAATATTTACACCAAATAATTTATCAGTAGGTTCTTATCATTCAAAAGATGAAACCCGTTTACAAGGTTCTTGGAAGAGAGTATTTAAATGGAAACCTCCTGAAGAAAACACAATTGATTTTTTAGTTCGTTTTATAGACAAAATTGAAGATGATAATAAATATATGTATTGTAAATTATACGTAGGTTATGATGAAAACAAAGAAATAAAACCAATAGATATATTAAATCATCGTTTTGAAGATAATGTGTATGGTATAAAAGAGTTTGCAGAGTGTTATTTAAAAATTACAGATGAATTAATAGATGGGGTTTCAAAAGAATTAATTTATACATTAGATAGAAAAGATATATCAAATGGTATGATAGTTGAGATGTCCTATGATAATAATGAATCTAATGAATTTTTAAAATGGAAACCACACCGTATTAGATATGATAAAACAGAATTATATAAAATGACTAAAAAAGTCTCTGGTACAGCAAATGATTATTCAACTGCACTTAATGTTTGGGGTAGTATTCAATATCCTGTAACAAATGATATAATAAAAGGATTTGAAGAAATAACTGAAGAATTAGTTGAACAAAATAAAACCGAGAGTGATGCATATTATTCAAGAGAAACAAAAAGAGAATTATCATTACTCAAACCAATGTTAGATTTTCATAATTATTGGATTAAAAACAAGTTTTTGTATAATAGATTATCAAATCGCACATTAGGTTTAAAATCATTATTTGATATTGCTTGTGGTAAAGGTGGTGATATTTATAAATGGGTAAATTCAGGATATAAAATAGTAATAGGTAGTGATATATCTAAAGATAATTTATATAATATAAATGATGGTTTATATAAGAGATATAATCAATTAGTTAAAAATAATTTGATAAAAAAAAACAATAAAAACAAGAAAAATATTGATATGTGTTTTTTTGTTGCGGATGCAAGTGAAAAATGGACAAATGATTATTTATTAAACAAAAATATAGATGATGAAGATTCTAAAAAAATATTAAAAATATTAACTGGTACTATTCGTAAAAAAGATATTAATCCAGATATGACTATTTTATTAAATGTGTATGATATATTTAAAACACAATTTACAGCAGTTTCTTGTATGTTTGCTATACATTATATGTTTAAAAATGAAAACACATTAGATAATTTTGTTAGTAACATTAATATGCTTCTTAAAAAAGATGGATTCTTTTTTGGTACCTGTTTAGACGGTTTTATGGTAGACAGAAGTTTAAATGATAATAAAGAAGTCAGAGGAGTTATTAATGATAAAACTGTATGGTTAATAGAAAAAAATTATGATAATTATGATATTAATATACCTATTAATAATATTGGTAAAAAAATCAATGTATATATGGAGACAATTAATCAGAAAATAGAAGAGTATTTGGTTGATTATGAATTATTAAAATTAAAATTAGCGAAATATGATATTAAGCCATTGAATGAAGAAGATTTAAAAAAAATAAAAATGGAAGATTTTAAAACATCATCTGGTAGTTTTGAAGAAATATATGATTTCTATAAAAAAAATCCAAAAAATAAAATTAATAAAATGGATTTAGTTCATAAAGACTATAGTTTCTTAAATAGATGGTTTATCTTTAAAAAATATTAATTTATTTATATTTAATTTATATAAAAAATTTTTTATAATAAATATATGAATTTATTAAATTTTAATAAAATTTTACATATAATTCTTATAATATTATTATCTTATTTTATTTACAAACAATATTATTTAAATAGTCAAAATAATATAAATAATAATAGAAGAGTTAAATTTCGTGATGAATTAGGAGGTAATTTAACAGAAATTATTAAATTCGAAAAAATAGATTTCTAAAATTTTTTTTATTTATTTTTTTTATTAATTTTTTATTTATTATTTAAAGAAACTATAATTATTAAATAAAAAAATATGATAAAAAAAAGAAAAAGTTTTAAAGAAAATCATTTTAAAAGATGGAAACAAAGAATAAATAATTATGTTATTAATGAAATAGGAATTCATATTGATGACTTACCAGATTTACCTTACCGTTTTTTTTTTGAAAAAAGTTATTTAAAACCAAAAGATATATCATATATTGTGCTTGAAAATTTTTATCAAATTGATAATTTTAATAGATATACCATTATATATAATAATTATTAATAAAAATATTTAAAGTTTTTAATATTAAATTATATAGTTTTAAAATATAATGGATAATAATGTTATACAGAATGCACCATATTATCAAGAGTATAATAATAATTTTGTTATAGTACCTGGAGAGTATTCGCCTCCAAATTCTCATTATGCTCATATATCTATGGAAAAATACATTAATGATTTAAATTTAACAGAAGAACAATATAATAAATTAAATAAATTTAAAGATTATATTGTACCATATACTATAGGTAGTAATGGAAAAGTATTTAAGGCGATTACAAAACAAAGTAAGGTAAAATACATCTGGTATAAAAAAGAAGAACATTTGGTAGAGATATGGGGAGATGAATTATATATACCAAATGCTATATTACGTGTTAAAAATAGGATTAAATTAGTTATAGATAATTTATTGAATGATGTTTATGATATAAATTTAAAAAATAAAAAATTAAAAAAAAACAACGATAATTTAAGTAATAAAATAATGGATTGTAGTAATGATTAATTTAAATAATTTAAATAATTTAGATAATTTATATAATTTAGATTATTTTAATTTATTTAGATTGATTATATAAATATTTTTGTATATTAAATTTAAGCATATCTAAATGTGTTGAACCTAATTTAAGAATATTATGATGATATTTTTTTATTTCATCATTTTTATTTTTTGAATTTAAATATTTTTCTGTGTTTTTTAATGTATTTAAACCATATATAAATACATTTCTACCAATATAATAAGATAATGCTTGTGTATAATTTGAAATATATCTGTGTAATTCATTATTTATTTCATCTTCTGTATTAAATGTGTTTTTTAACATAAAATTTTTACATTTATCATAAGACCAACCATAATAATTTATACCGGTGTCAATTATTAAACGAACTGACCTCAATAAATGATAATTTAAAAATCCAATTTTTCCAATATGGTCATCTTGATAGTCATAAAGGGTTTCTGCATATAATGCCCAACCTTCTGAATATGGTGTATTATCATCTACATAATGCAACCATTTAGGTGTTTTTGAAATAATAGAATAAATTGATTCTAAATGATGACCAGGTATTGTTTCGTGTATAAAAAGAGTTATTGTATCATAAATTTTTAAATTATTTAAATATTTTGTATTTAAGAAAAATTTTCCTTTTTTAATATATTTAATTTTGTTATTGTCTGTATTAAATACTGGTAAGGTATAATAAGCACCTGCAGCAGTATTTTGTTTAATTTTTGGTACAGGTTTAATTAAAAAATCATATTTTTTATAATTATCATTAAAATAAGGTTTCATTATTTTTTCTTCTATTATTTTTCTAGTATTTTCATATCCATTTAATGCATCTTTTTCGCTTTTATAAATATATTTAGAATTTGTACGAATATCATTTATAAAATCGTTCATAGAATTTTTATAATTTAATTTATGTTTAATTGATAATAATTGTTTTTTTAAATTATCTAATTCTTTCAGACCTAGTTTATGTATATTTTCAGCATCATAGTTATATGATTTAAAACGTTCTTGTATTGAAAAATTATAAAAATTTTTTTCATTGATTTTTTTAGAAGATTTAATGAATCCAAAATTTTTGTGAATAATACCTTTATCTTCATTACAAAAAATTAAATAAGTGTTTTCAAGATAATCCAGAAAATTATTAATATTTTTTGTAAAATTATTTAAAATATTATTTGCTTTGTCAAGAAGATTGTTTTTAATTAATATATCTTTAATAGAATATTCTTTTGAAAAATTAAAAAAAGAATAATATTTTTTGTTATTAAATATTTTTTTGGTTTCTTTAATGATAATATTACATTCCATTTTAGTAATAACAAAATTATGTAAAATTCCTAAATTTAATAAAAATTTTAAATCATTTAAGTTTTTTGAGAAATCTTCATATAAATTAATTAAATTTATTACATCTTCTTTTTTTTTTATTTTATAAGTGTTTTTAACAAAATCTAAAAAACCTAATATTGGGTTTTCACCACTATAAGACGATATTTTATACAAATCAAAATAATTAATCGATTTAAATAAATCAATTGTTATATTTTCTTTTTTCATATAATTATTAATATCTTCAAAAACATTTTTAATTAAATTAATTTTATTATCATTTTTTAAATTAATAATTTTTATGTATTCATTAAAATCATTAAAAATTAATTTAGTTCTATCATACAATGATAATTTTTTATTATCATTTTTTTTAAATTCAATTTTGTAATCAAATGAATTAAAAAAAAATATTAAATTATTTTTTAAAATATATAATTGATTTAATAATTTTTCATTTTTTATATTATGTTTTTTTAATAATTTATAATATTTTTCAAAATTAATATTTTTTTCATAAATATTAAATTCATTTATAAAATCATTATATCTATGATTATTTAATTTTTCTTGATAATTTAAATGTAAATCATAAATATTTTTATTAAAATTTAAATTATAAATAAATGGTAGATTTTTGAGGTCTTCTTGAAAGTTAAAATAGTATGAAGTTATTTGATAATTATTTATTAAATCAAAAAAATAATTTTTTAATAAAGTCATTTAATTAATAAATATTTTTTAATATGTTAAAAATTTAACATATTGGTTTCCATTTTAATTTATCATTTTTTTTAAATCGAATACAGTTTATTTTTATTTTTGTAAAAATATTTTCATTATTAAATAAATTTTTTAAATAATGAGAAGTTTTAATATTATTTATAATTGGTATTTCTTTCATTTTAATATATTCATCATCAATTAAATCATACATATTATAAACATCCGGCATATCGGTCTTTTCAAAGTAAAACTCCTTTTCTATTTTTTCCTTTTGTTGTTCTATATTTTGTTGTTGAGTGTTTTGTTGAGTGTTTTGTTGAGTGTTTTGTTGAGTGTTTTGTTGAGTGTTTTGTTGAGTGTTTTGTTGTGTGTTTTGTTGAGTGTTTTGTTGAGTGTTTTGTTGAGTGGTATTGTTTGAATAGAATGATGAATTTAGATTATTTTTATTTTTTTTAACGGTATTTATAAGAGTATCATCAAAATTGTATAAAATATTAGTAAATTTAAAATATAAAGGTGTAAAATAAATACCACGATTACTATATTGTAATGAATTATTAAAATCATTACACATATATTGTAATTGATTGTATTTAAAATATCGTTTAATTTGAAAATCACAAACAGCTAATTCGTAATTTTTATAATCGGTTTTTAATATATTGTGTAATATTTCAAGTCTATTTATTATATTAATTTTATTCAGTAAATTATTTTTATAAATAAATATATCATTTAACATAAACAACCAATTATTATTATTATCTTTAATCATTTCACCTTCAAATAAAGTATTACTAAAAAGAACATCAGAAAATTGTAAATAAACTATAATCATTCTTGGTAAAAAATAACCGGGTTGTATCTTTTTATCTATAAAAATACAAACATTATTAAAATTATATTTCGTTAAATATAATAAATATGGGTTTCCATTGGATTTTAAAGAAATTAGATGAGGTATTTCATTTAATTTTTTAAAATGTGTTTGTTGTAAATAAATAAAATGTTTTTGTATAATTTTAATATGGGTTTTATTATAAATTTCTTCTAAAATTTCTTTTTTGTATTTATCATTTTTAATATTAAAACCAATTGAACCACAGAATGTTATATATCCTGTTCTCATTTTAAAATAATTCAATTAATATTAAAATTACTATAAATTTAAACAATTAAAATTTAAATTTATTAAAAAATCAATTTTTATTTTTATTTTTATTTTAATATTGTTAAAGATAAATTATTTATTAAGATAATTTTTAAATAGATTTATTAAACAAAATCAAAGTTGCAATTAGCAGAATTATCATATGCTTCTATACCGGATGGGTCATTACCTCCATTATTAGCATTTTCATCTTTAAATTTATTAACTAAATAAAAGTGTTTGTCTTGTTGAAGATTGTCTTGACATTGTAATTTATTAAAATTACTGTAATGACCTTGTATTGCTTCTTTAGATGTTTCTGTTGTATTACAGAATCTTTTTTGTGGTGTTATAGTATCAGCACATCTCACATTAATATCTCTTGTATTTATTTTTTTAATTTCTTTTTCATCTTCTACTTTATAAAATTTATCTAAACTATCATCAGCATTATCGTCAAATACAAAATCATAAATTTGTTTCATTTTATTTGTATTGTTTGCAACATCTCTTTCTGGTAAAGCATATTCTATATCTTTAACTTCTAAATCATCTTCATTAACTGTATTATTTTGATTAAAATTATTTTCAACATCATTTCCATTTTTTAAATTATTTTTAAGTTTATCTGCTATAACATTTCCTAATAATGCATTTAATAATAAAATAATTAATAAAAACAAAATTGTATTTTTTAAAGCAGTTCCTATCATTTTAATTGTTTTATATATATTTTTTTTTATTAATTTAATTTAAAATTTTTATAATTAACTGAAAATACATTATATTTTTCTTTATTATAAAATTTTTTTCTTTTAATAGAAATATTTGTAAATAGTGAAAAATTATCAAATATATCTATAATAAGTGGTATATATAATCTTTTTTCTGGTTTTTCTCTAAGAATTCTTCCACAAGATTGTTGAACATCAGATTTAGGTGATGCTAAAATAAGTGTATTTAATTTAGGTATATCTAATCCTTCTGCAGCCATACTGAATGTTGCTAAAATTATGTCACATTCTTCTTCTGTTTTTTTTAATTCTTCTTCTTTCATACCTCCAACATAGTATCCTGATTTTTTTATATATTCATTGTTTTTATTATCTACTAAATCTTTTATTTTTCTTAAATGTTCTCTTCTATCACTCAATATTATTATATTTCTTTTATTATCTTTGTTTTTTATCATCAATATTAAGTCTACTATATATGTTGTTCTATCATTATAATTACAAATATTATTTATCATTCTACTCATATTTGGTTTATTATTAAACATTAATTCCTCTTTATTATAATCACTAACATAGTCTTTTATATATTCTACAATATATACATTTGGTTGTTCATTCACAATAACATTATTTTTTTTTCTATTTTTAAATACTATATCACCTAAATGCCATTTAAAAACTTTTGATAAACCATCTTTTCTATTAATAGTAGCACTTAAACCTAGTGAATATTTGAAATTTATTTTATATAATGCCCTTGAAAAAATTTCTGATGCTATTCTATGGCATTCGTCTACTATAACAAATCCAAAATCATTAAACACATACACATCATAATCTTTCATACTTAAACTTTGTAATGAACCTATTACTATATCTTTGTCTTCTATATCAATTGTTTGTGCTTTAATTAAACCTACTTTAGCATCTGGTAAGAATTGTTCTATTCTTTCTTTCCATTGTTTTAAAAGAAAATCTTTATGAACAATGATTAAAGTTTTTTTTTGTAATACAGAAATTAGATATAATGAAATAATTGTTTTACCTCCACCACATTCAAGATTTATAAGACCTCCCATCTTTAAAGGGTCATTACAAGATTTTATAAAATTTGATACTGGTTTATTTTGACTCTCTCTTAACTCACCATTAAATTTAATATTAATATCTAATCCTTCTTTTACTTTATTAACATCGGGTTTACCAAATGTTTTTAATCCAAAATATTTAGGTATATACAATTTTTTACTACTTTCTTGATAAATTTTATATGTATTCGGCAATTCATTATTCATCATTATAATATTTGGTTGAACAGTTAATTCGTCTTTAATTTTATTTATTAATTCTAAACTAAATTCACTCTTTAATAATCCATAACCACGTGATGACAAAAATGTTTTTTCATTATTATTCATTATTATCCATTTAATATTTAATATAATAAACTTAACAATAAATTAAACAATAAATTGAACAAGATTTATTAAGATTTTCTTTATTAAAATAAATTATGAATTTCAATTTACAAAAAAGAATTGTTTTTAAATTAAAAAACAATATTTACCCATATATTAGATTATTATTATTTCTTTATATAAGTTTATTGATATATTTTCCAAATAATACTACTAATAGATTTATAGTATCTTTAATAAATATTAAAGAAGTAAAAATATTAATAATCATTTCAGCATTATATATCGCAAATATTAATTATCCAATTTCAATATTATTAATAATATTATTAGTAATTGTACAATTAATTAATTATAAATTTTATAAAAATAATATAGAAGCTTATGAAAACATAAAATTAAAATATAATTATTTAAATAATAATAATAATATTGAACCTAATCAAACTAATATTTATAATAAAAACAATAAAAATATAACAATAGTAGATAATATTTTACCAGTTATTAGTGCGGATAATGTTTTAATTAATTAAAACATTAATTAAAAATTAATTAAATAAAAAAAATTTAAAATATAAAATTTTATGCTTAATAAAAAAATTAAAAATTAATTTTTTTAAAATATTAAAAATTTAAATTTCTTCAGAATTTTTAAAATTTTTTTTAAATTTTATGATATTATAATCTTGATAAACTCTTCTGTTATTTTGACTTAATTCGTGTAACATATATATACTCATTAAAAGTGCTAATATTGTAATAATTATTTTAGATATTTGTTTTGAAAATATATTTTCTAATTTAGATACTACAAAAATAGCAGTTAAAAATAATAGCATATTAAGTATAAAATTATAATAAAAAATTGTATTTTTTATTTTATAATCATTTTGAAAAAAGGTTAATTTTTGAAGATGAAGTGAATTTTGATATTTTTTTACATCTTCTTTTAATCTATTATTGTATTTATTTTGTGAATTCATAATTGTTCTTGAATTCATATGTAAATCTTGACTTCCTTCCATTTGTTCTTTTAAATAATTTAATAATTCTATATTATATGCTAATACACTACTATATTCTTTTATATAGTTTAATAAATAAACGTTAGGAGTATGATCATTTGCATTACGATCAAATGTTTTTTTTTGCACAATAGTACCTCCATTATCTAAAGATTCTAATGGATATACTGATATAACAGCTTCAGTTGGATCTGTAGTATCTATTGATTTTGCATCAGCGCTTGGTGTATTTAATTTTCTGTCTAATAAAAAATTAATAAGTTTATTAAATGTTGATTCACCTGATGAACTCATTTTATTATTACATTTATTATTTTTTAATTACATTTATTAATTTTTATTTAAATAATTTCATTATAAATTGACCAAATTTACGTACTAAAAGTAATATTAATACTGCTAAGTTAATCATCATAAATTTATTACTACCTTGTAAAGTGCTTACAACATTTCCTATTACAATTAAAATTAATAATAATAAAGCAATCCAATAATGTATATTATAATAATTAATTTTTTTATTTGAAAAAGAAACTTTGTCATCAAATGTATTTTTATTTTTAATTAAATCACTTTTTTTTTCTTCTAATGATTGTAATTGTGTTATTGCAACAATTGAATTTTCAAATACATCATCAATACCATAAAATTTATTTACAAAAATACTAATTTCACCTGAAACACAATCTTCTAATAATTGTTTAATATCAGCATAATACATGGAACCATCAGAACCACCAAGTACTAAATCAATTATACCTGGATTACGTTCAGCTCTATCACCAATTATATCATTATAATTTTTTATACCATTAGGATAAGGTTCTGTATAATTATTATAATATTTAGATAAAATTGCAGAATCTGAACCATCAGTAACATTATGTTGAGTATCTAGTAAAAGTCTTAACAAGCATTCTGATATAATATAATATTTAGCACTTATATAAAATATAAATTCTTGACAACATTGAGCATCATTTGAAATACTATTACTAGGTGTAGTATAATCATAAAAACCTATATCATTGTGTAATTGTCCGTATAAAGCTTTAAAAATAGTATTATGACTATATCCATCAGTTCGATCAGGTCCACCTGTAGATGGTTCAAAACTTTGAATTTGAGTTCTGTAAGTATTTCGGTGATCTTTAAAATTATTTAAAATTTTTTTTAATTTTTCAAATCCTGTCTCAGTACTACCACTACCACTATCATCCGTTACTTTACTATCCATAATTTTTCTAAAATAATTTGTACTATTAGAAAAATCTAAATCAATCGGGCTCGAGCTCGAGCCACTTGAATTATCTTCAATTATTGAACTTGTATAATTGTTATTTTTATTATGTAATTCAAGACGTATATCATTAACATTACTCATTTTATATTTATATATAATTTATATTTTAATATAATATATATATATTAACTTAAACAACACAACGATACATTATATATTCTCCGGATGTTTTACTAGGTCTAGTTATTTTAACTAACGAATTTTTAGGTATATTTAAGTATTTACATATAGGGTCTTTACTTAATAATAATGGGAATTGATGAATATTTTTTAATTTATATAAATTAATTAAATGTTCTATAGTTTTTTTGTCTGTTATAGGTTCGTGTTTTGGAACTAATTCGTGTCTATAAGGATTAAATAATAATTCTTTTATTGTAAATAATTCAATATTTTTATTTAAATTAAAATTTAATATATTTTTTAAATTATTTGTTTTAATTTTGTCTTTAGTTATTAAAATTATATTATTAATTTCAGTTTTATTATCATTTGTATTATCAGTTTTGTTATTATTATAAAAATTTAAAATAATATTATTAATAATTTCAATATTTTTACTATCTATTTTTTGTAAATAATATAAAATTAAAAAATCCTCTTTTACTTTAATTTCTATATAATTTTCATTATTTTTAATAAATTCATTTAATTCATTTTCAGTTATATTATTAATATATGATGTGTCTATTTTTCTATCATTAAGCATTTCACATACTGTTTTAAAAGACCTTGCTACTAAATCATTTAATGAATTTTCTATTGTATTATTCATTTTATTTTAAATTATAATTTTTATTTAATTTATCTTATATATCGTATTATTTAATATATTTTAAATTAATTCTTAATCTTCTAAATAATTTAAGTAATTTAATAAAAAAATTTTTTCAATTTTCTTTTAAATATTTTTAAATATTTTTAAATATATAAAAAAAATAATATTTTTTTAAATATTTTAATAATTAATTTAATAATTAATTTAATAATTAATTTAATAATTAAAGTTCTTCATTATCTTGTATTTCATAATCATCTTCAGTATTGATAACATATCCATACCATCCTTTTTTGGATTTAATTTTAGTAAAATCTAATTTAAGTTTTTGTGAGATAGTTTTAGTTAATTTGTTTTTCTTAGGTCTTCTACTTTTTTCTCCACCTTGTTGGTCATACCATATACAAAATTTATCCCATACATCAACTTCATACATAAATGTATCTTCATTATCTAATTTTTGTATACATTCATCTATAAATTCTGTAATAAAGTCATTTTCTTTTTGATATTCATTAGTAAATGCTAATACTTCTTCTGGTTCAAATATACCTTCATCAACATATTTTTTATAATAATTTAAAAGCAATGACATAAATGTTTCTTTCCAGTCTTCAAATTTTAGTGAAATCTCTTTATCTATTTTAAATTCATATTTGCTATTCGGATCAGGATTTTCTGTAAATTTACTTGGAAAATGTACTGCTCTAACTCTTCTCCAAGTACCACCATCATCACTCGGTATCACTGGCAAATGATTACAAGTCATCGTCATATGTGCTTGTGGCTTAAATGTTATAGGGTCTTGAAACAAACCACGTGCAATAATAGTATCGCCACCTGTTAGTTCTTTCAACAAACCTGTATTAATTCTTTCACCTTCAGAAGGTTCTTGTAAAACCATAAAACGTTTTCCTTTAGATTGTACTAATTCACTATTTGTATCATTTGATTTAACACGTTTTTGAGTAAGCAATGAAACATTGTATTGACCACAATAATCTCCAAATGCTTTTTGATATAATTCAATAATTTTAGATTTACCATTAGCACCAGTACCCGTAAAGAAATGGAACTTTTCTTCTTTAATATTACCATTTAAGAAACTGGCAAATAATTTTAATAAATATATTTTCATTTCTTCTTTTGGTAGGATTTTTGATATAAAATCATCAATATCATTAATAATATCACTGTTTTCATCGTATTCAATATAATCTATACCGGTTGTAAAAGATATATAATCATCAGGATTACCAGGTCTAAATTCATAATTTTCTAAATCAAATACACCATTCTCAAAACCTATCAAATGACATTTACTATCTAATTTTTCTTCAAATTTATTATGATAAAATAATTCACCACATTCTTTTAAATAATTGTTTTTATTAGTTGATTTCTTCAAAGATAAAGCAATCTTATGATAATTACCTGCTAATTTACTAAGTCTTTCTTGTTCATCTAAGTCTTCTGTACTTGATGCGTCAGCAGAATATTTACTACTAATTCTCATAAATTCACGAAATACTTGATTAGACATTTTTAATTTAAGTCCAATAGCACAATCAGACAATTTCCAACGATGGTCTTTAAATTCATACCACACATTTTTTTTTATACTTGAACAAACAAATTCATATTTAAACATTTGATGTATTACACGAGCAACATCATTATCAGTTCCTGTGCGTGCATTCTTCAATAACATATCAAGGTCTTCTTGTATAATTTTAGTATATTCTTCAGGATTATCTAACTTTGCCCACATACGCAAAGTACCTATTCCTAAATTAGACAATTTCATATAATTCCATTTTCTCTCACATTCTCCGTCTTGATATTTAGACGATTTTTTACTAAATTCAATCCATTCATCAATTAAACGATGGTCAATGTTTCTTAAACACCAACCAACTCGAATCCATTCATCAAATCTTTCTGCTCTATCTGGATTCAATATTTTAACAAATTTTTTAACAATTTCTAAATCTAATATTTCATTCTTTTTATTATTTCTTGTCGATTTAAATATTTTTGCTTTTGTTAATTTTTCTCTTTCTTTGTCCATTAAATTACTATGGAACTCGAATAATTCATCTTTTTTTGAAGATAAAATTTTTGTTTCAAATTTTTTATTTCTAATTGAAAATAATTTTATTTTATTTATTAAATCTAATTCTTTAAAATTATTTAATTTTTCAATATCTATTATCAATCCACCATTTTCTTGTAATGTATATATTGTTGATACTTCATATGATTCACTATTCGGTTTATGACTTTTATACATAAACCATCCATTTTTCTCTATTACTGCTTCATCAAATATATCTTCCATTGAATTACTAAAAACACTAAATACATCTCTAAGTCTTTCAATACATTTATCTCTGAATAAATATTGAACACTAGGTTTAGTCACAATATCAGGTATCATTATATGAATCCCATCTTTACCTATCTCTTTATTATCTTTGTAATATGTTGCTTTTGATTTCTCAAAAATATAAAATGAATACTCTTTATCAGGTTTTAAATACTCTTTTATCAAATTATTATATTCTTCAATAAATTTATCTATCATCTCCATTGTATATATACGGTCTGGATTATCTTTTTCATTTTCAGTTACATTATAACGAAAATCTAAATCAATTAATATAGGCGATAATAATTTATGTTTCTCTGTTATACCTAATTCTTCATTATTTTCTATTCCTTTAGCATAATTATCTAAAAAATCATCGTAGTTTTCACTTTGAATATAATAACTGCCTTTTTTATTACCAAGTGAGGTATGTGTAAAATCAGAATTTTTCGCTATCTGATATCTTTTTAAATATTTATTAAATTTTTCACTTGATGATTTTTTTTTTTTTTTTATTATTAATAATTTAATATTTTTTTTAATTTAATTAAAAATTTAAATTAATTTTTTTAAATTAATTTTTTATTTATTTTTTTTTCTACTAATAATATTATTATCATATTTTCTAAATCAATTTTTTTTTATAATATTGAATATATTAAAGTATTTTTTTATATTTTTTTCCGATTAATTTAAATCAATAAAATTTAAAATATCTATAAAGTGGTTAATTATAAAAAATATAATTAAATTATAAATATATTGATGATTGAAACAACGTGTGCACCAGATGTAAATATTGAAAATCAAAAAGTGCCTACTTGTTATAGTAAAAATGACTTAATTTTTATTGCAAAAAAATATAATGAAAAACACAAAAACGATAAAATAAATTTAAAATTAAGTAAATTAAATTTATGGAAAGAATTAAAAGAAAAACATAAAGATGTTTGTGTTAATAATGAATTTTGTTGGTTAAAAAAAAATTTTGTTAGTATTAATAGTGCTAAATTTAAAGATATAAAAGATAAATTTAGACCATTAAAACCTAATTCTTGGAATTATAATCCTACAGAATGGTTAGACACATTTAATATTTTGTTTGTTATGAAACAATATGAAAAAAAAGACAACACATTTAAATTTATGGGTGTTTTTCCTATTGATTTTATGGATAAATATGGTTCAGAGTGTGTTTCAAATGAAATGTGTAATATGAATATTGTTGAATTATATAATTCTGGAATTAAAAAAATTGGTATAGTATTAAATTTAGATAAAAGTTGGCAAGAAGGTTCACACTGGACTGCTGTATCAATTAATATAGAACCGAAACAAAAAAATTTTGGTTTTTATTATTATGATAGTGCATCGAATAAACCTCCAAAAGAAGTAAAAGAATTGTATAATGTATTAAAAAAACAATTAAATAATAAAAAAAATATAAAAAAAAATAATAATAAATTGATAGAAGAACGTGAAAATTTTAAATTAGATTATAATAAAATAAAACATCAAAAAAAAAATAGTGAATGTGGTATGTTTAGTATATATTTCTTAGACCAATTTATTAAAAACAAACATATTCAAAAAACATTATCTAACAAAAATTTAAATGATGATTATGTTTTTAATTTAAGAAAAAAATTTTTTACATCAACCAATTAATAATCATTTAATAAACACTGAGAAATACAAGAATATCTTTATTAAAATTAATAAATAATGAATTCAAATATTTTAAATAAAACAGACGAATATTATTTTCATAAAATAATTGAAACACTAAATTTAAGAGGTTTTAATCCTGAACTTATTATTTCCTATTTATTATTAGAATTAAAAGAAAACGAAATTGTTTATATTACATTAATTGATAAATGGTATTTATATGATTATGAAACAAAAAAATGGAACGAATATGATTTCAAAATAACTATCTCAAAAATATGTCAATTATATGAAACATTTAAAATAAAATTTATTAATTATATTGAAACTAAAAAAGATGAATTAACCGAAAAAAATTATTTGAGATTAAAATATTTTGCTAATAAAATTGCTGATATTATTTATAATAATGAATTAAACAAAACAGTTATTTATAATAAATGTAAATCTTTATTTACTATTGTTTAATTTAATTAAATAATTAATTAATTAATTAATTAAATAATTTAATTAAATAAATTCTATTTGTAATTCAAAAATGATTTCAGAATTTTTTTTAAAATTATATTTTTCAAATTTATAATTTAATAATTCAATTTCTATTTTTTCCATATTATTTAATAAATTATTTTCAAAAATATATTCTTCATTATATATTTTATTTGGCATTAATACACTAAAATAATTATTTAATTTATTATTATTACTTTTTATTAATTTTAAATTATTTAAATTTAATATTATATAATTAGGTTCATTCTTGTTTTTATTAAATTCAATATAAACATTTAATAATTTTATTTTTTTTATATTATATAACTTCATCTTTTCATCAAATATATATTCATATTTTTCATTATTACTATTAAAACTAATCAATATTATTTCTTTTTCCAATATCTTATTATTGAATATATTATTATTATTTACATTATTATTTAAATTATTATTTAAATTAGAATGATTAATTAATTCATTATCAAAATGTTTAAAAAAATTATTATTTGGAATTAAATTATCATCTGCTATTTCTATTTCATTTTCATTTAAATTAATTAATTCTTTTTGATTTTCATTTTGATTTAAATTAATTAATTCTTTTTGATTTTCATTTAAATTAATTAATTCTTTTTGATTTTGATTTTCATTTAAATTAATTAATTCTTTTTGATTTTGATTTTCATTTTCATTTTGATTTTCATTAATATTAATAATATTTACTTTTTTTTTATTTTCTAATAATTGTTTTTCTCTTAATTTAATAATTTCATTCATTTTTGAATCAAAATCATTTTTAGATAATATAGTTTCTTTTTTGTCTGTAAAATTAGGTTTCTCTTTAATATTTTGTTCTTTTGTTATTTCAAACTTGCGTGTTGATTCAAAAGCATCATATCTTTCATTTATATTTTCATTAATTTTATTAAATTGGCTATTTTGATTTTCGCTTAATATTCTATTTTGTTCTCTTATATCTAATTCTGGTTTATTAGAATACTGTTCATATCGATTATGTACTTGATTATCTCTTCTAATTATATTATTTTCATTTTTTTGAGGCAAATAATCTACATAATCAGTTTCTATAATTTCTCTTAAAGTTTTTAATGTAATTTTATTTAATTCATTTAAATGCAAATCTTTAGCATATTCTGTTTGTGTTAATTTATTTATTATATTGAATATTATTTTTTTTAAATTGATTTTTTTATTAATTATAGAAGGTTCTAATAAATAAGTATCATAAAAATATTGATTAAAATTTTCTATAATATTTTTAATATTTTCAATGGATATAAAATCTTTATTATTTTCATTACAATTATTTAAAAAATTTAAATAATCTTTCATTTTGTTAGTATCATTATTTTCTGTATTCATATTATTTATTTTTGTGTTATTATCCATTTTCTTTTTAAATATTAATTTAAATAAATAATGAATTTTAATAAATCATACGCAACACCTGTTAATGATAATCAGATGTTTGTCAGAGGACCAAATCCCAATCTTCAAGGATTTAATGGAATACAAACTTTAAATACTCAAATATCAAATCAAATATCACACATTAATCCCTCTTCTGAAATATCAAATGATAAAGAAGTTTTATCTCATTATAATGTAATACCTAATCCTGGTTTAAAATTCAATTTTATTCATAAACCACACAAATTAATTTTATATAAGAATGTTGATAGCAGTGATGCAGGTGAATTTAATTTTAATTTAAATGAAACACTTAAAGATGTTGTTTATGTTAAAATGATGAAAGCAGTTATGGTAACAGATGAAGTAAATTTTGATAGTGATAACTCACTTCCAGGAGAACATCCATTATTTTATACATTAACCATCGATGAATTAAATAAAAATTATAGTGATAATTTAACAACACATAAATTAAATAATTCTTTTTGTACATTAGATGTTTATGATTTTATTAAAAAATCTAATCATAATGATGATATTTATACAAATGAATGGAATATACATAGAGATGATGTGCATTTTGACCCACCATTAAATTCATTATCTAAATTAACCTGCAAAATGTTCTGTGAAGACAAAAATAATATTTTAGATAATGATAATGTTAATATTCCTTTCCGTATTAAATTAGAATTTATTGTTTACACTAAAGACAAAACTAGAAATTATTAAATTAATTAATTTAATAAAAAAATTTAATTAATTAATTAAATTAATTAGTTTATTTTGTAAATATATTTAATTTATTTAATTAAAATAAATATGAGTTTTAATAATTTTAGTAAAAGTAATGATAATCAATTATATATGAGAGGTATTAATCCATATTTACAAGGTATAAATGGAATGCAAACATTAAATACAAGAATTATGAATCAACAAATAAATTCTCAGCCATCCGCTAAGATATCAGATGACAAAGAAATTTTATCTCATTATAATGTAATACCTAATCCTGGTTTAAAATTTAATTTTATTCATAAACCACACAAATTAATATTATTTAAACACGTTGAAACTGATGATAATGGTTTATTTAATTTTGATTTAAATGAAACATTTAAAGATGTTGTAAATGTTAAATTAATGAAAGCATTAATGGTTACAAGTCACGTTGAAATAGAAACTGTAGCAGGAAACCATCCTTTATTTTATACATTATCTATTACTGAATTAAATAAAAATTATAGTGATAATTTAACAAATCATAAAATAAATAATTGTTTTTGTACATTAGACCCTCAAAATTTTATAGAAAAAAATGTTAATAAAATGGATGATCTTTATCAAAACACATTTACTACACACGAAGACCAAGTATTTTTTGACCCACCTTTAAATTCATTATCCAAATTAACTTGCCAAATGTTTCGTGAAGACAAAAACAATATCGAAGACGCAGCAGGACCACCTGCAGTAATACCTTTTAGAATTAAATTAGAATTTATTATAGAAACTAAAGATAAAATAAGAAGTTATTAATTTTTAACTAATCTTAAAATAAATTTATCATCTTTGTTTTTTAACAATAAACCAATAAACTTATAATTACCAAATTGTTCAAATTCTTCGTAATCAAATAATTGACCTGTTTCATCTTCTTTATCAAATTTATTAATATCTTTCAATATTAAATATTTTTTTTTCAAAATTTCTACAATTTGTAAATTTCTTTCTATCTTTTCTTGTTTTTCAAATGCTAATATATCTATATCTTCTTGTTTAATATCCGTTTTTAATACTAATCTATCAGCTTCATAATTATCAGGATAAGTAAAACAAGATATATCAGGATGATTCTTTTTATGCAAACTACAATCAACTGCACTTGATTTTAGTAAATCTAATAATTGATTATTTATTTTAGCTTTATCTAATGCCAAATTCATTATAGTTTCATCTGTTGTTTTACCTTTATCTAAACGTTGTATTTTATCTTCTTTAAGATTTTCTTCACTAAATACTGATAAATATGTAAACACATCTAAATTTCTATCTTTTTCTGGTAATTCTAAATGACTTCCTGTTCTAGCACCACGACCTGTAACCTGGTCTAATCTTATTTTATTCCAATATGGTTCAACTATATTAATTTGTCTTACATTTGCTAAAGAAATACCTTCACTTCCTGATTGTGTTATCATCATTACTTTTAATAATTCACCACGAATATTTCCTATTTTTTTTCTAGCAGACAATGTAATTTCTTCTGTGTTATCATTTCTTATGTTTTTGTTAGAAGAAAATAAATTATATAATTCATCTTTTATTTCTTTTGAAAGATTATTAAATTTATTATTAAATATGTTTAATAATATAGGAGTTGCTTCATTATCACCAGAAAATTCACAAAATTTAGGTTTATTATAATCTTCTTCTTTTATATCTAAAACAAAATTATTATTAACTTTTTTTAATTTAAATTCAGCATATCCATTTGCTTTTAATATTAATTTTAAAATTCCTATTCCTTCAACTGTTCTAAATTGAGAATACACCAATGTATTACCTTCAGATTTATTTATATTATCTAAAATAGCTTTAAATTTAGGAGAATATAAATGTAATTCTTTTTTAAGTAATGTATCTTGTTGTTCTTCTAATTTAGTTAAAACTTCTTGAATAATAATTTCGTATTTAGAATTATTATCAATATTTTTTAAATATGTTGATTTTTCTTCTTTATTAGCTTTTGTTTCTGATTTATCATCTTCTTTTTGCACGGCATCAATATTTTTTTGTTGTAATTCATCACTATTTTGACTAGAAAGGTGTTTTAACATTAATTTTAGTTTACTTGGATAGGGTCTGTCAATTTCATCGGGAAATGCAAAATTACAAATTGCTCTAGAGAATGCTTTATAAACTTGTATACTATCGCTATTTTGATTTCTTCCACTTCTTTTTTCTTTTCTAATTTCATCTCTACGTACATCAATATATTTTTTAAGTTGTACTTCAGACATATCCACTTTTATAATTTCATTCTTACGAATATCTGGAAATAATTTTGAATTAGTATATTCAAAATAAGATACAGAACCAAGTATTCTTTTTGAAAACAAATATTTATTTTTCATTCTAAAATTTTCTTCATCAATAAATAAATTTTTAAATTCTTCAATATTATTAGGTAAATATCTATATTCAACATTATCAGGAAATTTATTCTTTTTATTATAAAAAAATTTAATATTTAATTGTTCATTTATATATTTAATTAAACTATCAATTATATCTTTTTGACTAATTTTATCACCATCCTTGCTATATCTTATTTTAAAACTATCTTTTAATCTTTTAAAACCTAATGGTAATAAATTAATTTCAAGTCTTTTATAAATTGCATTATATTTATAATTATCTATATATAAATCTTTATCTAGAATATTTTTGATATTTTCTATTTGTTGTTCATCAAAATTTTCTTTTGTTTCTAAATGAAATGTTCTTTGTATTCCTTTAATCATATTTAAAAGAAGTGAAATTTCATAAGGTTGATTGATAATAGGTGTACCAGATAAACACAAAATTTTACATTTTTCTGCTTTTAAAATCATATCATAAATAGGACCCATTATTCTACTTCCATTTAAAACATAAGAAATAAAATTGTGTACTTCATCTATAATAACAATCTTATTGTTAAAAGGATTATCTGGATTTTTATATGTATCAATGTATTTTGATGTAGTGTCTTTTAAGTCTTGATACCATCCATTTTCAAATTTACCCGTTTTTTTGTTTTCTGAACCATAAATTATTTTGTTTGTTTGACCATTATAATTAATAATAAAATACTTTTTTTGAACCATAAAATCTAATTGATTCATTATAGATTGTTTTTCATTTTCATTTAAATCATCAAAATTAGATTTTTTATCATCCATAGAATACCATAAACCATCATTCTTTTCAAAAAATTTATCATCTATTAAAGGTAAATCTTTTTTAAGTTTTTTTAAATTATTATATGATAAATGTTTCCAATGTTGTTGAGTTGAATAATATTCGTGTCCACATTTAATTATTTCATTAATATAATTTGCTCTCAATGATTTAGGCAACATTACTACAACCTTTCTATCATTATCATCAAAATCTTTATAAAGTTTATCTATTGATTTTTTTTTAGATTTTAATATATATGTTTTATTTAAAAATAATTCAGCTGCTGCAATTGAAGCACAAGTTTTACCAACACCTAAACCGTGATAAAGTAATAGACCTCTATAAGGACTTTTAGGACTTAAATAATCTCTAATAAATTTTTGATGAGGAAATAAAGAAATAATATTTTTATCTAAATCTTTGTCATCACTCTTGTTTTTTAAAATATAATTTTTAAATTCATCTAAAATCATTAATTTAAAACCTGCTCTATTAGGTAAATAATATTCATCTGGTGATATCTCAGGTAATTCAATACGATTATTGCTTTTAATTAAATAATTTTTAATAAATTCTTTGTGTTCATCATCTTTTGATGTATTTGACATAATTATTTATTTAATTAAATATTTATATTAACATCTATTTTTCTACTTTAATTTTTACTTAAAATTATTTTCATATTTTTATTTAATTAATTTAACTAATTTAAATAATTTAATAATTAATTAATATGGATAATGATATTGAAATAATTATAGATAATAGAGAAATTAAGATTAAAGAAATTTTAAATAATATATTAAATAATAATTATAATATTATAACAGCAAAAGAATTAGATATTAATAATAAATTAAATAGTATAATAAAATATGAAAATTTAGATTTAGGAGATATAGTGATAAAATACAAAGGAGATATTAAATATATAATTGAAAGAAAAACTTTGAAAGATTTAGGAGAAAGTATAAAAGATAATAGATATCACGAACAAAAACAAAGAATGAAATATACATTAGACAAAAATATTAAAATTGTATATTTATTTGAAAGTTTTTTTGGTTATGACACTCTTACTAAAGAAATAGAAATATCTAATTTAAAAGGTAATACAATATTAAGTGCTATTTTAAGTACTACATTAAGAGAAGATTATGGAATATTATTAACAAAAAATGTAAATGAGACCGTATGGTTATTAAAAGAGATTTTTACAAGAATGTTAAATAATTCAACGAAATATTTTATAGAAACAGAATATAATATACAACGTAAAAAAAGTAATGATGATATAAACAATAGTCTGTTTTTAAAAAGAAGAAAAAAAGATAATATAACAAAAGATAATATTTTAATAATTTCTTTATCACAAATTCCTGGTATATCAGAAAAAATTGCTAAAGCAATCTCTAAACATTTTACTAATATGAATGATTTTTTTATAAAATTAAATAAATTAAATCATAATGAAAAAATTAATTATTTAAAAGAAATTACATATTCTGTAAAAGATAATAAAATTAGAAAATTAGGAAAAAAACATTCTGAAAATATTATTAATTTATATTTTTCTTAATTTATATTTTTCTTAATTTTTTATTGTACAATATTATATTAATTATTATATTTGATATTTTTTAATATGTATTATGTATAGGGTCATTAATGTATATCATAACAAAATTAAATATCAAAACAAATAGATAATAGTAATAATAGTGTATACCTGTTATTTGTTCTATGTAATAAATTAAGTCTTTAAATCTCTCATCTTGATTCATTTGATTATCTTTATTTACATTTAGTGTAACCGGACACTTGCCATCATATATGTACCATATAATTAACATAACTAATAATAAAACAGTATGTTGTAAATGATTGCCTAAAATTAAAGAATAAAACATTAATGGAACTGAAAAAAAATTATGTAAAGTATTTATTATAATTGATGATTTTTTTAATTTCTTTTTATTATTTGAATTATAATTTGAATTATAATTTAAAACAATTGAAACAAATATTAAAAATAATAAAAATAATTTATTATATAATTTATTATTTTTTTTCATTTAATTAATTATTATTTTTATAAAAAAATTAATTAAATAATTATAAAAAAATAATTAAATAATTAATTTAAAAAAATTTGAATTAAATAATTTATGTTAAAATAATTTAATTAATTTAAGATAAATTAATTAAATTAATTAATTGATAATAGAATGGATTCTGATGAGAAACCTTTTAATAAATTAAATAAATTAATAAATGAGAATGATGTAAATAAAATATTATATAATTTTGGAATTAAAATAAAATGTACTAATATTGATTATTATAGAAAATCGTTGGTACATAAATCATATATTACAAGAAAAAACGAAGATTTTAAAAAAGGTAATGAAGATTGTCCTGATAATTGTTTGCCTTTACAAGAATTTTCTAATGAAAGATATGAATTTCTAGGTGATTCAATATTAAGTACATCTGTAGCACATTATTTGTTTAAAAGATACATCGAAGAACAAGAAGGATTTTTAACTAAAATGCGTAGTAAATTAGTTAATGGTAAAATGTTATCTGAATTATGTAAACATATTGGATTAAATAAATGGATTATTATTTCAAAACAAATTGAAGAAAATAATGGAAGAAATAATGAAAAAATATTAGAAGATGTTTTTGAAGCATTTATTTGTGCGATTTATTTAGATTTTAATCAATTAAATTTTAATTTAAATAATAATAAAATTAAAAATAATGATAAAATAGATGATGAAATAAATGAAACATTAGAAGATATAAATGGAATAGGTTTTTTGATAGCAGAAAAATGGATTATAAATATTATAGAAGATTATGTTGATTTTGCTGAATTAATTTCAAATAATGTTAATTATAAAGATAAATTAATAAAATATTTTCAGCAAGAATGTATGAATAAACCACAATTTATTGAAAATAATATAATTAGTAATGAAACAAATAGTTTAAAAACGAAAGAATTTATTATAGTTATTAAATATGACAATAATATAGTATCTACAGGCAAAGGTTATAATAGAAAAGCCGCTGAACAAAATGCTGCATATAATGCCCTTAAAATATATAATCAAATTTAATAATTATTATAATATCGTCGTTTTTTATAATTTAAAGATTCTTGTTTAAGTTCTTCATATAATGTAATATCATTACCAAGATTATTATATATTGTTGCAGATGTATCTTGATAATTATTATAATTATTATATATATTTTCAATAAATCTATTTATCATTTGATTATCATTTATTTCAGAATTATTATTTTGTTGATAATTTAAATCTATCATATAGATTTGTTGTGTATTATTATTTTTTATAAAATTATAATTTTTATTATTTGTATTATTTGTATCTGTTAATGAAGAATTTTCACTAACTAATATACTTTTTTTATTATTATTACTAAGTAAATACAAAGATACATTATTACTAAATTCAATATATTCTGTTTGTTGTAATAAATTATTTAATTCTCTACAATCAAATGATACTATAGTAGCATCAATATTTCTTTGTGCATTTGAAACATCCAGAATATCTGCTAATTTACGTAATCTTAGTATATTATTGGTATTACTTTTACTTGTATTATTCCATAAATTTTTTAAAGTTTTTTTAAGAGTATTTTTATTATTACTACTAAGATTATTCATAAAAATATTTTGTGTTTTTACTATAGTTAATGGTGTATTAATATCTAAATTATTCCAATATTGAAAATAATTATCACTAAAACCACCTTTTTTATTATATAATTTTTGTTTGTTTGATTTATTTTGTTTGTTTGATTTGTTTTTAATATTTTTGTTATAATTTTCTTGTGAAATTCTTACACATCCATTATTATTTTTTTTATAAAAATATCCTTTATCTGTTTTGTAATAAATGTTTTTCATATTTATTATATTTAATTTTTTATTAATAAATAATAAAAATTTCTATAAATATAATAAAAAAAATAAAAAAATATAAAAATTAATTAATTATTTTGTTCTTTTAATTTTGGAAGAAGAGAACCATAATTGGTGTGTTCGGCGTCTGTTAATAATGTTCCTAATAGAGAGGTTTGGTCCATTCTAGGTTGTATATTGCAAGTATCTTTTTTGTATCCAAATTTATCACATTTAATTTTGAGGTCAGTTAAAATTCTGTCATTTTTAATTTCTGCCATAGACATATTACTAGTTTTCTTTTGAAATTCTCTACACATTTCAGCATCAGCTATATTTGAATCAGCAATTTGATTATAATCTGTATTTAAAGTCATATCGGCTTTGTTTTGATTATCAACTAATTTTTTTAAAAATTTAGTTAAATCTTTATTTCCACCATAATAATGATTGTGAACAACAGTAGTGTGTTTATTTAATTTAACTTCAGATGTACTATCTTTACCTTTATCTTCTTCATCATTATTTTCATTATCATCTTCATTTATTTCTTCATTATTATTATTTTCTGAAAAATTATTTTTATAAATTTCAGGAAATTTTGCTTTTAAATCATTTAATTCACTATTAGCATAATTTTGTTTATCTGTTAATGTAATAGTTTCATTTTTATTACCAAATAAATTTTGTTGTATTTTAAAAATTTCTTGTTTGTCTTCTTCTTCATCAAGTGTTTTTAATTTATCATTTAATTCAATAGAACTATTATCTAATTCATTAATTTTTTTTTCATATTCATTTATTTCTTCTTGTAATTTGGTCATTTTTTCTAATATTTGATTTTTTCTTTCTTCTGTCATTTCATTCTTTTTTTCTTCTTCAAAATTTTCAATCATATTTTTTTTTGACCTTTCATCTAATGTTAGAATAAAATATATCATTACAATTAAAATAAATAATATTAATAACGCATTATCTAAATGAATTTTTAAAAAATTTTTTAAAATTTTATACATTATTATTTATTAATAAAAATAATAAAAAATATTAATTTTTTATTATATAACAAAATAATTTAATAATTTAATTTAATAATTTAAATTAATAATTTAAATTAATAATTTAATAATTTAATAGTTTAAATTAATAATCTATTATATTGTGTAATAATATGGATAATAGGTCTCCATTCAGGGATATTTAACCTATAATATATATTATCATATTTTTTTTGTAATATATTTTTATCACATTCATCATTATATATTTTTTGTAAACCTGTAAAAGGATATTGTGAATAATGTGTGATATAATTTATTTTTTTAGAATAGAAATTTTTTCTTAAATTTTTTTTGTTATCAGTTGAAACTAAATTAAAATTTTTTTCAATAATTCTGATAAAATCATCTATTAAAATTAGTTGTCCATTAGGCATTTCCATTATAAAATTTTGAAATAGACCACGTTTTTTTACAAATTTTTTTTCGTAACAGTTCATTTCTTGATTATATATACAATTATAATATACATAAAATATAACTCTAAATGATATATTTGATAAATCATCAACTTGAAAAAATTTTTTTAATAAATTTAAATCATATTTTGGGTCTATTATATATTTTTTTAAATATTTTATTTTATGTTTATTTAATATAGGTTTAGTTATAAAAGAATAAACATTAAATTCTTTAATATAAAGAGAATAACTATCATCATCAAGAGATAAAATATTATGTATTGTATTTTCTTTTTTATCTTTGAGAATTTTGTTTAATACAGTATCCTCATTTATTTTATCAAACAAATCTGCAACTATTCTATCAGTAAATCTATAATTTTGATTAATACATTTTAAAAAGTGAGTTAAAACAATTTCTAATTGTTTTATTTCTTCACCAATAAAATCTGTTTTATTATAAAATAAAATATTTTGATTATTTATTTTTTGTATTTCTAAATTTGGTAATTTTAATTGTGTGAATTTTAAATAATTTTTCAAAGACATTTTATAAAAACCATCTTTGTAATTTTCTTCAAAACAATTTTTTAAAATTAATTCTGAAATATCATTATTAAGAACAGTAAGCAACTTACTTCTTTTTTTGTAATATTCTATTCTTCCATTTCTAATGATTTCAGAAATTTTTTCTTCATTCATCTGAATTTTACTCATTATAGATGTTCGTAAATAGTCAAAGGTCTATTATCTATTTTTATTTATTAAATATATATAATAAAAAATAATTCAAATTTTTATTATCATATATACTTTATATTAAAAATTATATATACTTTATATTAAAAATTATTATATATATTTATATATATATTATATATATTATATATTATATATTATATATTTAATTGGTAATAAATTTAGTATTAATGGACATAGCTGCGATTTCTTGAAGAAGTAATTTGCAGGCATAGGGTATTCTGATTTGTGAAAAATCAATTCTATTATCACAGTTATAGCATATATATATTTTGCGTAAAGTATTAACATTTGCGACATTTTTGCATTTTTTACAAACAAACATTCTATAATTATCAGAGCATTCCATAAGTCTTTCTTTTAAGAAATGCAATGTACCGTGGCCCCAGTTGCATTCAACTTCCATCTCTCCTAACCTTAAACCACCTTCACGTGCACGACCTTCAGCGGGTTGTCTAGTAAGAAGTATGATGGGTCCGTTAGCAGATCTTGAATGAATTTTATCGTGTACCATATGTTTTAATCTTTGATAATATGTAGGTCCTATAAATATAGGTGTATCAATTTGTTCTCCTGTTCTTGGATTATACATAATTTCGTTACCGTGTTTATCATATCCATAATCACTTAATAATGACGCAATTTCATCTTGTTTTTCGTTTTTATTTTTATACATAAAACTTGTTGAATAACCTCTTTTACCAATATTTAAACATAATTTACTCATAATACATTCAATTAATTGTGCAATAGTCATTCTTGATGGTATAGCGTGTGGGTTAACAATGATATCGGGTACAATACCGTCTTTAGTAAATGGCATATCTTCTTGATTGTAAACCATACCAATAATACCTTTTTGTCCGTGCCTTGAACTCATTTTGTCTCCAATAGTAGGTATACGTATATTACGAATTTTAATTTTACTAAATTTGTATCCGTCGTTATTAATATTTTTAAAATATTTATCATTTGCAAAATTTTTATCTATAAATCCATATTCATTTTGTTTTAAATATACACTATTGTCTTTATATTTATGTAATTCACTACTTTTATCGTGCATAGTTTTACCAATTATAATATCACTATTTTCAACATAAATATTTTCTTCAACAAAACCATTTTCATTTAATTTATCATAATTAAATGGTTTAATACCTTTTGTATTATCTTTATCAGGTATACAATAATTTTCTTCTTCACCAGTGCTATGATTTTTATTGCACTGGTCTTTGTATGTTCTATAGAATGTTGAATTAAAAAATCCCCTCTGTACAGCAGATTTGTTTATCATAATGCTGTCTTCTTGATTAAATCCTGTAAAACAAGCAATTGCAACTATAACATTATTACCATAAGGTAAATTATTACAATTAGTTATATCAGAAATACGTGTTCTAACTAATGGTACTTGTGGATAATTTAAAATATTAGCAAGAGTATCCATTCTATTTCTAAAATTAGACATATACACGCCAATAGCCTGTTTACTCATAGCAGATTGATAAGTATTTCTAGGTGCTTGATTATGGTCCGGAAAAGGAATATTGCTTGCACATAAACCAAGAGTAAGCGATGGATGAATTTCTAAATATTTGTATTTTTTAGGATACATATTTTGTTTAAAACCTTTTCCAATATCTTTATGATTAATTGCAATTAATGTATTATTACTTTCTTCGGCATCAATAAATTCTATAATAGATTTATCTTCTTCATCATTGCTATTATAAATTAATTTATCAAAATTATATTTTTTATTTAAAATATCACAAACAATTATTTTATTAAATCTTAATATTGTTTTATTATTCTTGTTTTCTAATACATATAAAGGTCTTACACATCTTCCAGCTTCTGTATTAATTAATATAGTATTTTCTTTGTATATCCAAGAAATAGATGTATGAATATGTATTATACCATTCCTTTTATAATATTTTAATAAATTATAAATTTCTAATGATTTTTTACAATATCCTATTAAATCACCATTTATAATAATTTTACAATATTTAAATAAATTCTTAAATTCTTCATTGCTTTCATTTTTATTTGATATTTCCAAGATTGTATTTAATTTTATAATATCTTTATTTTTATTTAATAATTCTCTAATATGATTTGAATCAGATGAACAAGTTATTGTTGATATCATTGATAAATTTTTAACTAATCCAATAGAAGCACCTTCAGGTGTTTCAGAAGGACAAATAAAGCCCCATTGTGTAGTGTGTAACTTACGTGGATGTATCAATTTACCATTCTTTTCCATAGGTGTATTAACTCTTCTTAAATGTGATAAAGTTGAAATAAATGTTAATCTATTTAATACTTGTGCTACACCCTGTTTTGATTTATTTGTTTGATTTTTTATGCCCCAATTACCTGTTGCAAGAGAATATTTAAAACCACCTTCAATTATTGAAGATTTTAATATTTTATAAATATTATTTTTATTAATTATATTAATAAAATCGTTGTTTACTTTCCAGGAACCATTTGTATATTCTTTATGAATTATAATTTTCATATCTTTAATTAATTTACCATAATATTGACGAAATAAATTTGACATCATTACACCAGGTGTATCAATTCTTTTATTAATATAACTATCTCTATCATCTAATTCAATTATATTTAAAGAACATAATATTAATTTTCTAACCATATAACCAAGATAGATTGCTTTTTTTTTGTAACATTCGGATACGTGTGGTAAAAAATCATTTTTTAAAATGTTTTTTAGAATTTTTATTTTATGTTTTTTATTTGATAAATACTCTTTAGAATAACCTGTTATAGACAAATATTTTGATATATATTCTAATGAACTTGCTTGAGTAAGATATTCATTTGCTTCTTCTACACAACCTTTTAAGTTATTGATTAAAATTTTATTATTTTTATTATCTAAATCAAATAGAATATATTTAATAATTTCTTTATCACTTTCTATGCCTAATGCTCTAAATAAAATAAATATAGGTATATCATATTTAACGTGATGTATAACACTTTTAATAGTTTTTCCATAACTGTTTTCTTGTGTAGATAATTTTAAAATGGTTAATTTTTGCGGACTAAATATATTTTCAGGAACAGACCTAATTTCTGCTATATAAGAATATGCTGTTGATTTTGTATCTTTAAATACATATGTTTTATTGCCTGCTATTCTATCTTGTGAAATCACAACTTTTTCATTACCATTTATTATAAAATATCCTCCAAGATCATATTTGCATTCTATATCATTATTTAAATTTAAACTTGAATTATTTAAAACACAATATTTTGAATTTACCATTATAGGAATTTTTCCTAAATTAATATTTTTTATAATTTTTTTTTGAACTACAATATCAATATTATTATAATTTTTTAAATTTTCATTTAAATTTTCATTTAAATTTTCATTTAAATTTTCATTTAAATTTTCATTTAAATTTTCATTTAAATTTTCATTTAAATTTTCATTTAAATTTTCATTTAAATTTTCATTTTCATTAGATTTATCATCTATATTATTTGAATCATCTTTTACATCATCTTTATTTTTATCAATATTATCATCTATATTATAGAATTCAATTTCAATTTCTAAATCAACACATAAATTACCTGAGTAACAAAAATTTCTCTGTCTTGCTTCATTTGGTGTCATTATTTTAACAGTTCCATTCTTTTCTTGTGTTATTGGTTTAGATATTCTTGGATTTAAAACATTTAAATTAATATTATATTTAAAAATATCTTTATCTTCTATATATTCATATTGTATATTAATTGGATTAAAACCTTCTATAATATCATCTATTTTTTTAAACACAAAATCATTATAAGAATTAATTATATGATTTATAATATATTTACCATTATCTTGATCAAAATATAATTTTATAATATCCCAGGTGTATTTTTCAAATTCAAAAGAATTTAATTCTATATTTTTATCTTTTAATTTTTTTATATCATTATTCATATCATTATTCATTTTATAAAAAATCTAATTTTGAAATAATTAAAATTTTATTTAAAATTAATTAAAAGAATTAATTTTCAGTTAGTTATATTTCTTTATATTTTTTTAAATAATTTAAATCAATTTTTTTTTATAAAAACCCCATTTCTCTATTTATATTATTCTCATTATTCTCATTATTATCATTATTATTTAAATCAAACTCACTATAATCTTTTTTACAAATAGGACAATAAGGTTTTTTTTTTAACCATTTATTTATACAAGAATTACAATAATAATGTTGACAATTTAATTCAATAAAATAATTATTATTTTGTTTTTTTAAATCATCTATACTAGAAAAACACACAGGACATTGGTCTTCAAAATTATTATTATTTTTTATGATTTTTATTAATTCATCATTATTATATTTTTTTTTTATTATTTTTTCAACATCAATATTATATGTTCTTTCACGTCTTTCTGTTCTATTAAATGGAACACTAAAAATAATAGTTTCATAAAGTGTATTGTTTCTTGTCATATTATTTAATAAATAATTATTATTTGAATTATTTACAATTCTTCTAAATTGATTCATTATTCTAGTTCTTCTATTATTATTTATTCTATTTTCAAGTTCTGTATAAAAATTATTCAAACTCTCAAAGTTTCTATCATAATTGAAATTATTTAAATCATTCAAAGTACTTCTATTAAATATATTATCATCTACATTATCACTATCATTACTAATATTTTCAGTATTATTAATTTCAGTATTATTAATTTCAGTATTATTAATTTCAGTATTATTAATATTTTCAAAATTATTAAAATTATTATCAAAACCTTGTATGTTTTCATTATTATTTTGTATAGTATTTAAATTTGGTTCATTCCATAATTGATAATTATCATCTATTCTTTCATTAAATAAAGTTTCATTTACCATATTACTAACAAGTCTAGAAGAATAATCATTTTCATTATTATTATCTCTAGGTGTTTCAAGTCTTTCGGATGTTGTAGAATTGTCAGGAGTTGTATTTCTATTACTGTATATGTTATTTGTTCTACTTAAATTAGAAAAAATATTATTAGAATTATCACTTGGATTTACTAAATTATTTATTAATCTATCAATATATGATATAAATGCATCTGTATTTGTACTATTAGAATTTTCATTATTATTAATTTCATTATTATTATTAGTTTCATTATTATTATTAGTTTCATTATTATTAGTTTCGTGATTGTTAATATGGTCTATTTCAAATGTTTCATCAGTGTCATTAGTCATATCTGTATTTTCAGAAGTTGATGAATTTTCAGAAGAACTATTAGATAAATTTTGTTGATTGTTTTGTTCATTATTTTGCTGGTTATTATTAAAATATACAACTCTGTTTTGTATATTATTCATACAGTCTAAACAATGTTCTCCATAATTTTCAAAACTTATTAAATTTTCACAAAACTCACAAGGTATCATATTTTCATTTTCTAATTCATTATTCATATTATTATCTACTTCATCATTATTCATTATATTAATTAATTAATTTAAATAAATTTTATATTAAAATTTTATCACAAACTTAATCTAAATAATAATTTATCCTTCTAAATAACTATTAAAGTTTTATTTTTAAATTATTTAAACATTAATTAATTAATTATTATTGTATTATAATGTCTGAATTAATTATTGATGAATATATTAAACTAGATTCAGAATACAAAAATAAATATGGTGATAAAACCGTTGTTTTTATGCAAGTAGGTTCTTTTTTTGAATTATATTATTCTGTTAATATGAATAATCAACAAACTTATGGACCTGATTTAAAAAAACTTGCTGAAATTATGAATATAAGTATAAGCAAAAAACACAATAAAAAAAAAGAAAATATAACTAGTTTTATGGCAGGTTTTCCTGATTTTATTGTTGATAAATATATTGAAATTATGTTAAATAATATTTATACTGTCGTTATTATTGAACAATTTGATGACCCTATAAGCAAAGGAAGTAAAAAAATAAGAAAAATGACGAATATTTATACACCTACTAATTATATTAATAGCATTAAAGAATATAATAATCCATTTATAATGTGTATATATTATTATAAACTTAAAAATATTTATAATAAATCTAAAACTAACCAATATAATAAATTTGATGAATATGATAGTTTTAGTATATCTTGTATAGATTTATCAATAGGTAAAACAGTTCTTTATCAAAACAGTGATAAAGAAGAAAATACAATGAAAGAAAATTTAAAGAATATTTTTATTAAATATAAACCAAAAGAATTAATAATATTAACAAAAAATGAAAATTTAAATAAAAAATTAAATAATTTATTGAATGAAATAGTTAATTTAAATAATATAAAAAGTTATAATTTTATAGATAGTGAATTAGAAAACAAAGAAATTTTTAAGATTAATTATCAAAATGAAATTTTTTATAAAATTTATCCAGAAACAAAAGATATGCTTATATCACCTTTAGAATATCTTAACTTACAAAAATATCAAGACTGTGTCAATGTATTAGTTTTTTTATTAGATTTTATTTATAAAATGAATTCTGAAATAATTTATAAATTAAACAAACCTATTTTTGAAGAATATCAAGAAAATCTTAAAGTACCTTATAATTTTATTACTAAATTAAATATTATTAATGAAAATATTTTAGACAATATTGATAGAAATTCTTTAATAAATATATTAAATAATTGTCAAACTAATATTGGTAAAAGATATTTTAAATACAATTTATTAAATCCTCTTACAAATATTAATAAAATAAATAACAGATATTTATGTATTGAATATTTTAATACTAAATATAATAATGAATATATACATAAATCAATACGAAAAATTATAAGTTCAATACCAGATATTGAGAGATATATTAGAAAAATGTTTTTAAAATCGATTAAAATAAATGAATTTAATGAAATTTATAAATCATTTTTAATTTTAATAAATTGTATAGATTTTATTGAAAATTCAAACACAAAAATAATAAATAAAATTTGGAATGAAAAAGAATATGATAAATTAAAGGAGAAATTAAAAACACATAATGATTATATTGAAAAAAACATAAATATAAAAAATATAGAATCATATAATTTAGATAATATTAATTATAAATTTTTTATTGATAATAATTTAGATGAATTAAAAGAATTAAAAGAATATCAAACAGAATATGATAATAAAATATTATTTTTAAAAAATTTAGAGAAACAATTAAATATAATTTATAATATAGGAAATGATAATAAAAAAGATGTGATATTTAAATTAGATTATAATGATAAATTAGGATATTTTTTCTTAATTACTAAAATCCGTTTTACATTTTTTAAAAAATATTTTATCAACAATTATAATATCTTTATTAAAAACAATCAATGTTTTTTATCTCAATTAAAAAATTTAGATAATAATTCTAATAATAATTTTGAAAATAAAATAAATCCAGAAGAATTTATTAGTGAATTTGAATTAAATACAATTTCATCTGTTAACAAACAATATAGAATTACATTTAAACAATTTTATAAATTAAATGAACGTTTAGTTTATTTAAAAAATATAATTAATAAAAAAAGTTGTGATAAATTTTATGAATATATGTTAAATTTTTATGATAAATATAATATCATTTATAAAAATAGTATTAAATTTATTGAATGGTTAGATTTCAATTCAAATAATTCATTTAATTCTATTAAATTTAATTATCATAAACCATTTATTAATAATAAACACAATAAACCTTTTTTAAATATAAAACAGATACGTCATCCTATTATAGAAAGGATAAATGAAGATTATGAATATATTGCGAATGATATAGAATTGGGTACAGACAAACAACAAGGTATATTATTGTATGGTATAAATTCATCAGGAAAAAGTAGTTTTATGAAGTCTGTTGGTTTGTGTGTTGTAATGGCACAATCTGGAATGTATGTACCTTGTACTACTTTTGAGTATTATCCATTTAAAAAAATATTTAGTAGAATACCAGGTGGTGATAATATATTTAAGGGTGATAGTACATTTGTAGGTGAAATAAAAGAATTAAGAAATATTTTAAGAGAATGTGATGAAAACACATTAGTAATTGGTGATGAGTTGTGTTCTGGTACAGAAACGACATCTGCAATTTCAATAGTATATTCTGGTATTTTAGAATTAATTAAAAAAAACAGTTGTTTTATGTTTGCAACACATTTACACGAATTATCTGAGATAGATGAGATTAAAAAAATGGAAGAAGATAATAAGATGTGTATATATCATTTGAGTGTTGAAAACAGATGGGATAAAGAAAAAAGAAAAAACATATTAATATTTGATAGAAAATTAAAGAAAGGTTCAGGTAGTAAGATATATGGTTTAGAAATATGTGAACATTTAGGTTTAGATGAAGAATTTATTAAGAATGCATATAATATTAGAAAAAAAATATTAGAACTTGATGATAATATAGTAAAAACAAAACAATCAAATTATAATAAAAATTTATATATGAATAAATGTGATTTGTGTAAAAAAAATGATGCAATTGAGACACATCATATAGAACAACAAAAAGATGCTGATGAAAATGGTTATATAAATAATTTTCATAAAGACCGTAAATATAATTTATTAAGAGTTTGTGAAAATTGTCATCAAAATATTCATAAAAATAATATAAATATTACAAAAAAAATATTAACTTCTGAAGGATTAAAAAATTTAATTAATTAAATTAATTTGTATTAGAATTAATGTTATGATTATTGTTTAAATCTGTATCTGTATCTGTATCTAAATTATTCATTTGATATGCTAAAATAAAGGGCATAAATTTATTAAAAACTTTACGAGTATTAATTATTTCATTTTCGTATTGATTTATTTTTTGTGTAGGGTCATTATTTTTTAAAACATATTGATAATATAATTCTTCAATATGGTCTGTACAATAATCTAGTTCTTTATTTAATGAAAAAAATAAAAAATTCTTAATATCTAATTTATCTATTTTATTAATTAAATTAACTAAATTATTAATATTATTTATTTTTTCATCTATATCAATTTTAATTTCTTCAATTTTTAATTTATTCATCAATATTCTATAAGGAATTAAAAACTCTTTTTAAATATTTTTATTAATTAATTAATTTAAATATTTCTAAAAAATAGAATTCAAGATAATGATTATTTTTGATTGAGTCATTGCAGGTAGCAGAATCAATTTTAGAAGTTAATGTTATTATATTTTGAATTTTTGATTCATTATTTTTTAATAATTGTTTTTTGAAATTAATTAAATAATTTAAATAATTTTCAAGAATAGTTTTAGTGTTTTCTGTTAATGTATTTAATTTATAAATAGTGTTTTTGTTTTTTTCAATAATTTTTATAATATTTTTGTTTTTTTTTAAATAATCTATATGTTGTTTTATAATATTAATTAATTTATCATAATTATATTTAGAAATTATTGTATTGCTTTCTGTAGATATTGAATTTTTAGAGAAATCTTCTAAAAGATTATTAAGTTCATCATTAAAATTAAATTTTTCTATTTTAATTTTATTTGTTTTTATTTTAATTATAGATGTAATGATGTGTTGTAATTTACAATCTAATCTGTTTAATATTTTAAATGGATTAAAACTTGAATCAATATATAAATCTTCTAATTTTAAATTTTGTATTACATTATCTTGTATCAATAAATCATCTCTTAAATTTTGATAAAAATCAAATTCTATTTTATATAATTCATCGTCTGTATGATAATTATTTTCATTATCTATATTAGAACATAATTCTTCCATTTTATATATAAATTGAGCATCTATTAATTCATAATATATTTCTTTATAATCCTCTAATATTTTAAAAACAAACTTATTTAACATTTTTGGATTATATATAATAGGATTTCTTATCATCATTGTACGACTTTTCATAAATTCTGGAATACTACTTACTGTAGATGCTAAACATATAAAAATTACATTATTGGTGAATTGTTCAAAAATTACTCTTAAATTAGAATATGTTTGTTGATTTAATAAATTAAAATTATCTAATATAAATATATGCTTTTTATTATCAATTCTTTTGTTTAAAATAATATTTTTAATAAATTCAGAAACAATTAATTGAGAGTTAGTATAATATTTAGATAAATCAATTTTATAAAAATCTTTTGTATAATAATATTCAAATTCTATTTCTTTATAATTAATTTTAATTTTCTTTGTTTCAAATATAAAAGTATTTGTATGAACATTATCTTCTAAATGATTATTTAAAATACGATAACAATAAAGATTACTATAAAAATTATTTCCATAAAGAATTATATTATTTATGTTTTCAAAAATATCTATATTTTCATTTATTAATTTATCTAAACTTTTATTTCTAATAGAATCATAATATAAATTTATATTATTTATTATATGATTATTTATATTCATTTATTACTTTTATTAATTTTATTATAATTTGTTATTTTAATATTATTTCTTATTAATTAAGATAATTTTAAATAATTCTCAAATTTTTTTAATATAATTAATTAATTTTAAATTTAAATTTATTTAAGATATTTAAATTTATTTAAGGACTTTATATAGATTATTAATAATAAAAAAATGGTAAAAGCTAAAAGAGCGGGATTAAAAAAGACACCAAAGAAATCTAAGATTGTTACAAACAATATACAAAAATCAGAAAAATCAAAAAAAACTAATGATGTTGTTGAAGAAGAAGTTGTATTAAATGTAAATGCTCCTAAAATTGAACCAGTTGAAAAAGTAAACACTAATATGGAGGTATTAGAATTAGAAAATAAAGAAACTAAAAAAGTTAATAAAAAGAGAGTTACTAAGAACAAAAAGGGTTCTCGTTCTAGCAAAAAAACTAAACAACCTGCTGTTGTAGAAGAAACACCTGCTGATGTTGAAGTAGAAGAGCCTGCTGATGTTGTAGAAGAGCCTGCTGCTGTTGTAGAAGAGCCTGCTGCTGTTGTTGAAGAGCCTGCTGCTGTTGTAGAAGAGCCTGCTGCTGTTGTTGATGTAGAAGAAAATGAAAAAGAAGAGATTGTAGAGACAGATATAAATCTTCTTGGAAAGAATTTATTAAATTTAACAAGTACATTAACAGAGTTATTGAAACAAGTTAAAAACGTTCAAAATGATATGAAAGTAATTCAAAAACAATATAATAAAGTATCAAAAGAACACGAAAAAATGTTAAATAAAAAAAGAAATAGCAAAAATAACAAACCAAGTGGTTTTGCAATTCCTTCGTCTTTAAGTGATGAAATGTTAGATTTTCTTGGTTTAGAGAAAGGTATAAAAGTACCACGTAATGAAGTATTAAAATTGATAAATAAATATATAGTTGAAAATGAATTGAGACAAGAAGAAGATAAAAGAAATATTTTGCCAGATAAGAAATTAAAGAAATTGCTTAATGTAAAGAAAAATGATAAAGTAACTTATTTTAATTTACAAAGTTACTTGAAACCTCATTTTATTAAAACTTAATATTTTTTACTAATTTAAATAGTTTTTTTTTATTAATTTTAAATATATTTAAAATTAATTTTATACATTTTATTAAATAATTACATCATAAAAAATAAATGAGTTTATCAATTGTTTTTAAAGACATAAATGATTTTGAACATTCAACAGAGTATTATAATTATTTAGATAATTTGTTAAGTGTATCTAATAATAAGTTAAATATTTTAATTGAAGAATGTATAGATGGATATACATATAATTGTGCTAAATTATTATATTTTCTTTATAAGGATAAATACGTATGTGGTAAATTAAAAACAAAATTATGGTTTTGCTTTAATGGTTTAAAATGGCAACAAACAGAATTAGGTCCTTATAAAGAATTATCAACTAATATTTTATATCTGTTTGAAAGATATAAATATTTAAAAGAAAAAGAAAATAATGATTCAAATAATGATAATGATAATGAAACTAATTGTTTTGAAAAAATAAACAATCTTATTTTAAAACTCAAAAATGTTAATTACAAAGAAAATGTATGCAAAGAATGTCTGTATCTTTTTTATAGTGAAGATTTTATCTCTCAACTCGATAAAAAATATAATCTAATATGTTTTAATAATGGAGTTTTAGATATCAAAAACAAAACATTTAGAAATGGTTTCAAAGATGATTATATATCACTCAGTATTGACAAAGAATATAATCAAAATAATATTGAAAATATTAATAGTACTATCGAAAAATTTGTCGCATTTAGACAAAAAATTTTAAATAAACGAAAACCTATTTATCTTTTTTAAATCGAATTATTTTAGGTAGTGGTGCCAGCAGGGTTCGAACCTGCGAAGCTTACGCATCCGATCTTAAGTCGGACCCCTTTGACCAACTCGGGCATAGCACCTAGAATAATCAAAAAAATTAATTATTAAATCAATCAGTACACATATCACTCATTGATATATATATAATATTATATATCTTTAAATACTTTTTTTAATAATTAAATATAATGTGTAATTTAACAGATAATTATATAAAGTTAAAAATATATAATTATATAGATATTTAATTATATAAGATTAATATATTAATTATATAAGATTAATATATATGATATATATATATATTTATTAAAAGAATATAAAAAAAATTTGAAATATTTAATTTGAGATAGAAATAATATTAATGGATATAATTGATTTATATATTAATATGGATTATATTGAAAATAATGAAGATGAAAAAAATTACAAAGAATATGAAAAGAATATAAATAATCCAAAATATCAAATAATGAAAATTAGAAAAAATATTTTTAAAAAACCAAAATCTGTTGAGAAAGATTTTATTAAATTATATAATTTAAATAAAGATAAAACAGATTATATAAATGATAAAAATAATTTTAAAATTAATATAAATGTAGATAATAGTACAAAAAATACAAATTATTATATGAATATTAAAAACGATACTTTTAAATTACAAGAAATATATATGAAGAAAATACAAAGGTTAAATGAAATATTTAAATATGAAAATATGTTTAAGTTAGGCATTGCTGCAAGAAATAGATATTATATGAATAATATTGAAAAACAATTAGAAATACTAATAGATGGAGGTTGGATAAAAACATATGACCAAAATGAAAATATTTTTAAATACAAAAAAATTAATCCAGGATTTAATTTTCCAACATATATTAAAACTAATTCTAAAACTCCTCCTAATTTAAATAATGAAAAAATACATTATACTAAAATTAGTGAATATATTTATGAATGTAGAGAAATTGTTAATCATTCAATATATAATATTGTTCACTATAAATATGCATATGGAGAATTAATACCTTTATATAGTACAGAAGTACAAAATAATATTAAAGATAGAATCGCAATTTTATCAAATCTTATAGAATTAAATAAATTATACAAAATATATTAATATTATATTTTAAAATATTTTAATTAAAAAATCATAATATATATTAGATTATTGATGATTATATTTGATTATTTTTAATTAAATAAGAAATTTATTTAAAATTTTCTTATTAATATTTTTATTATGAGTTAATTATTAAATTAAATTTATAATGAGTAATATATCTTTATCATTTGATAATAATGCAGAACAAATAAAAAGTATGTATGATGATAAAATTAAAAATTTGACAGAAGAACTAGAACATATTAAAAAAAATAATATGGTGAGAATGGTAAATAATAAAATTGGTGGTATGATTAATAATAGTGATAATTGCAAACAAAATATTGAAATGAATAATTTAAATTCTAATAATATAAATGAAGAACGTGTTATTGATATTGATGAAAATTTTATTAATATAAATATTTTATCTTCTATTGAAAAACCTGAAAATTTTAATTTAATTAAATTATTAATTGATAATATTTCTGATAATTTAGATTTTTATATAAATGAAGATATTATAAAGTCTCAATTAAGAGATTATCTCTTTTTCTGTATTAAACTAAATATTGGTAATTTTAAAAATAAATGTAGTAATTGTAATACACAAATAAGTAATACAAATAGTACAGGTTTATGTGGTAATTTTTTTTGTCAAAATCAATTTAATTTAAATTTTAATAAAAATTTAAATAATTTAAATTATTTAAATAAAAAATTTAATAGAAATTTTAATGCATAATAAATATGATAAAATATTAATAAGATAATGAGTTTTATAATTTTGCCTAATCAGTTATATGAAATTAAAATATTAAATAAAGTTTTTAATGAAGATATAAGTGATAAAATAGATAGTATAATAATATATGAGCATCCTCAGTATTTCAAAAAATATAAATTTAATAAAAAAAAATTGCTATTGCATTTTAATAATAAAAATTATTATAATGATTTATTAAAAAATAATTTTAGAAATTTAGAAATTAAATATATTAAATATGATGAAAAAAAAGAATTAGATAATTTAATAAAAAATAAAGATAAAAAATGTTATATGTTTGAATCATCTGATAAATTAAAAGAATTTAATAAAAATAATATAATATTATTAGATAATCCTAATTTTTTATTAAATAATAAATTAAGAGAAGAATATTCTATTAAAACTTCTAAAACTAAAAATGTTGTTTTTAATGATTTTTATATGTGGTCTAAAAAACAACTTAATATTATACCTAATATTAAATCTAAAGACCAAGAAAACAGAAAAGTTTTTAAATCAAATAAAGCTTTGCCAAAATTACCTAAATTATCTTCTACTGATATAAAATATTTAAATTCTAATTTAATTAAATTAAATAATTTTAAAAACAATTATGGAATAATAGATAATATTGATAATTATATTTATCCAATTACTCATAAAACTGCTAAAATTTTCTTAAAAGATTTTATTAATAAACGTTTTAATAATTTTGGTGATTACCAAGATTATATTAAAAAAAATGAAGTTTTTATGTTTCATTCAGTTTTATCTTCTTCTTTAAATATTGGTTTATTGAATCCTTCTGATGTCATTGAAGAAGTTATGAAATACAAAAATAATATTCCTTTAAATAGTTTTGAAGGTTTTATAAGACAATTATTTTGGCGTGAATATCAGATGTACTGTTATAAATACATTGATTTTGATTATTATTTAAAAAATTATAATAAATCATCTAATCATCAAAGTTTATTTAGTTATTCTAATAAATTAAATAAATCCTGGTATAATGGAACTATTAAAATAGATAATATTGATATGACTATAATTAATGATACTATTAAAAAAGGTTTTGAAAATGCTTATTTACATCATATAGAAAGATTGATGGTGATGGGTAATTTTATGAATATTTATGAATTACATCCTAAAGAAGGTTTTAAATGGTTTATGGAATTTAGTATAGATAGTTATGAATGGGTTATGTATCAAAATGTGTATGATATGGTGTTTTATATAACTGGTTTAACAATGAGAAAACCTTATATAACTACATCAAATTATATTTTATCAATAAGTGATTATAATATAAAAGAAGATAAAGAATGGATTAATAAATGGGATGAAATGTTTTATAAATTTTTAAAAAAATACAAAATACAAATTCAAAAAAAACATTCCTATTATTTTCCTTCTCTTAAAAAAATTTAATACTAAATTAAACAATTAAAAAACTATTTAAAAATAAACTATATAATATATTATATATATTTTATATAGAAAATAAATATAAAAAAAAAATTTGAAAAAAGTTGCACCAGAGTATATATAAAATTTTATTGAGAAATTAAAAATGGCTTCTGAAACGTTTCTTGTAAATGATGTTGATATTGAAAAAATTAATATTGGTACAGTCAAAACACTTTCAACTGGTGTTAAAATGGCTTATGTAAATTTTAATGGTAATAGTCTTCGTATGCAACTTCCTAAAATGTATCTACCATATGGTCTTAGTGATAATAGAAAATTCATTGATAATGAAGATAATATTAAATATTGGTTGAATTTGTCTTTTGCAGATAATGATAAAGTTAATGCTCTTAAAGAACTTATTGAAAATATTGAAAATAAAGTAATTGATATTGCTTTTGAAAATTGTCAAGAATGGTTTAAAAAAAGTTATAAAAGTAAAGAATTCTTGGAAGATAAATTCACCAGTAGTATTATTTATTCAAAAGATAAAGCAACTGGTGAACGTAATGATAAATATCCTCCTACATTTAAAGTTAATATGAGAATGAATAATGGAGAAATTGCTACTAAATTTTATAATAATTCTAGAAAAGAAATTGATAATATTACTGAAATTAAAACACAAGGTTCAAATATTATCAGTATTATACACGGAATGTTTTGGATTAGTTCTAGTGGTTTTGGAATTAGTTGGAAAATTGACCAAGGACAAATTTTTCTGAGTGGTAATAATAATGGTTGTATTATTAAAGCCGTAGAAGGTGAACAAGAAGAAGAAGAAGAAGATATTGATGTGTCTGACCTTCAAATTAATGATAATACTAATACTAATAATACTCAGGTAGATGATTCTGATGATGATGATGTTTAAAATATTAATAAATCAATTTATATTATCTATATTATAGATTTATATATATTAAAAATTATTTTTTAAATTATATTTAAAGAAATTTTAGATATAATATATATATTTAGTCATATTTAAAGAAATTTAATAAAAAAAATTTGAAAAAATAATAATAATATTTTTTATTGTATAATATAGTGTACTATTGTAATTTGATAAAGTCATATAGATGAATTATAGTGAGCCAAAAATATCTACAATAACTGCGGTATCAAATATTAACACGATAATAAATTTAAACAATTTATTTGAGAATTGTTTTATAGATAAAAAATTTGTATATGTTGAATATGGTAATAATAAAAATTTATCTAATTTCAAGGGAGATAAACCACAAAAAAAGAAACCAACTAAAAAAAGATTTGACAATCAATTAACTATTATTTATTCGTATGATAATAATAATGTTAATATTAAGTTATTTAAAAATGGAAAAATACAAATGACTGGTTTGAAGTCTATTGAACAAGGAAAAGAAACAACTATTAATTTAATTAATTATATTAAAATACATCAAAATATTTATAAAAATATTATAGAAGAAAATAATGAAAATAAAAATGAAAATCAAATAAAAACCATAGAAAATGATTATGGTATGTATTTATCAAATTATAAAATATGTTTAATTAATGCAGATTTTAAAATTAATTTTAAGATTAAACGTAAAGATTTATTTAATTATTTATTGAATAATACAGATTTGATAGTAAGTTTTGAACCTTGTATATATCCTGGTGTTAAAATACAGTTTTTTTATAATAATAATGAAAATGGTATATGTAATTGTAATCCATTTTGTTCAAGAAAAAATAAAATGAATTGTTCTAAAATAACAATTGCTATATTTGAGTCAGGTTGTATTATTATAACAGGTTCTAAACATTTAAAACATACTAATCTTTGTTTTAATTTTATTAAAAATATTATTATTTCTAACAAAAAATTATTTGAAAAATTTGAACTTGTTCCAAGGCTTTTATTCTAATTATCTAATTATTTTAATTAATTATTTTAATTAATTATTTTTAAAATATTTATTTTATTAAATTTTATTTAAATATTTTTATTATTTAATTGTATTATTTTTCCTATATTTGTATTAAGATTACTTAATTGTTCATTGATTCCACTTAATACATCTGTTATATTTAGACCACCTCCAGATTGTGATGTTAATTGATTTGATATTTTAGCCATATTTGTTGCTAATAATTGTTCAACTAATTGATTTAATTGTGTTGATTCACTAGCACCACCTCTGAGAGGAGATAGGCTTTGGTCGTAATTATCTCCATCTCCTTCACCTTCACTTCCTTCTCCACTTCCTTCACTTCCACCTCCATCTCCACCTCCACCTCCTTCACCTTCACCTTCATCTCCACCATCATCTCCACCATCATCTCCACCTTCATCTCCACCTCCTTCACCTTCACCTTCATCACCTTCTTCACCTTCTTCTGTTCCTGCTACTGTTCCTGCTTCTGCTGCTGTTGCTGCTGCTGCTGCTTCATTTGCTACTGATCCTGCTTCTGCTTCTGCTTCTGCTGCTGCTGTTGCTGCTGCTGCTGCTGATGTATTTTTAACAGTTTCTCCACAGTTATTGTTTGGAACACCACCAACGTGTATATTGGAATTAGAAGTTAAAAGTGTATTATGATTTGTTTTAGATATAACAGAGTCCATATCACCCCCTTTTAAAATTTCATCATCATTAAAATATATAACTTTTTTTGACATATTTTATATTTATATTTTTTTTTTATTTAGAATAATTTATCTTAAATTATTAATAATGTATAATAAAGAGAAAAAAATTTTAATTTTTATTTTAGGATTTTTATTAATTTATTATTTATTACAAAAAAACAAAAAATTAACTCAATTAGATAATTCTTTAGTTTTATTAGTTTTATTAATTTTATTAAATATTTTTCATCAATGTTACAGAAAAACAAAAGAAAACTTTAAAAATAATATAAAAAAATTAATTAAATTTCCTCCAGTTGAAGTTGAATTATATACAAGTGATTCAGATAACACAACAAGCTCTTATGTAGATGAAACAAGTGAATCAGATAACACAACAAGTGATTCAGAAACAACTGAAAATACTTTAAATTTAAAAAAATTTCAATTAATGAATAATAATATGTTAGATACAAATGATTGGGATAATATTAATTATACTGATAGAATGATACAAGAATATGAATTAGGTTTAAAAAATAGTATTGATGATGATGATTATTATAAATTATTATTAGAACAAAAAAGAAATACATTATCAAAAAAAGAAAATAGTATATTTAATTTTGATATATTTAATATATTTAAGAAAAAAAATGATACAACTGATGCATTATTAGCAAGTGTATTTGATGATGTAGATGATGATGGTGATTATAATGATATTTATTCAAAAATTAAAAATTCTACTTTTGATAGCAGTGATACATCTAATGCAATATCTGAAAATAATGAAACTGAATTACCTGATGAAACAAATACCAGTTTTAGACATTATGAATATTCTAAAACTTTATTAAAAGAAAATGGAGAAAATGGAGAAACTGAAGAAACTGGAGATACTGGAGAAACTGAAGATACTAAAGAAACTGAAACAGAATCAGAAGTTAAAACAGAATCAGAAGTTAAAACATCAAATTTTTTTAGTAGTTTTTTAAAACAATATTTTTAATTAATTGGTTTTAAACCCCAGAAATTATCATAAGGATTATTAACATTAGGATAAGAAGAATTAATTAAAATATCTTCTTGAGACATTATTTCTAAGTTATTTTTATAAAATAAAGGAGATGTTCTTTGTTTTGGATAATTATGTGATCTATACAAAATTTGATTACCAACTGGAATTTTAATTATATTATGTTTTCCATCACTAATATATTTAATTAATAGTTCTGGTTCAACAATATCATTACATAAATTCTTACAATAAGAATTAGGCATTATTAATTCTATATTAAATTTATTCAACTTTAATTTTTGTTGTCCTACATTTGGTGTATTTGTAAAAGCTATCTCCTCACTAGGATAAGGCATTCCAGAACCTGAAAATGATGTATAATGAGTTGCTGGAGATGGAGCAATATATTTTATCATTCCATTATCAACATCATCTAATATTCTACCTCTAACAATAACTTTATCCATTGGATTATTATTTACTACAATTACTTTTGCTATACAATATTTACTAAAAAAATTATATGTAGATTTTTCATTTTGATTACTTAACATACTAGGCATATTTATTAAATAATTATATATATTTATATAATTATTAAAAAATAATAAATAAAACAATAATAAATAAAACAATAATAGATAAATTAATTAAATAATTTAGTTTAGATAATTAAAGAGATAAATAAGTTTCTTTAGAGACAGCTTTTTGGTTACAGTGCATAAAACCTTCTTTAACAGGTTTAACATTATAATTTCTTCCTGTACCTATACCGTGTGATGCGTTTTCATTAAGATTGCAGGTTTTTGCGTTACATTGGAATTGATATGCTTCAGGAAGCATAGTACCTTCAGCAGAAAAATCAAAACAAGGTTCACATTTGTTATTATTTTGAGCAATTTTTTCATTTTGTGACATTAAATTTTTAGCATTTTTTTGTAAATACATACGATATTCATACGAATTCATAATGTTATTATTCACCATACTGTTATTTTGAGCACAACGAGGACGATAATCTGTGAAATGTCTTCCGTCATCCATATTATAAACAGGGCAATTCTCATTAGGTGTTAAAGGTTTTCTTTCACATTTGTTACAAGTTGCCATTATTTTATTTAATATTATATTTATATTTTTTTAATTTTTAAAATTAATTAAATTATTTATTTAATTATTATTAATAATAAATTAATTAATTTATTCTTTATTTAAAATAGAATTAATTAATTTAGTTTTGTTTCCAGTGATAGGTTTGTTTTGAGATTTTAAAAAATCTTTAAGTTTATCATTAGATAATTTTTTTAATTCTTCTTCAGATAATTTTGAAAGGTCATCTGTTTCAGTTTGGTCACTATTATCTTCAACGATTACACTAATATTTTTTAAAAGTTCATCAACATCATTATTATCATTATTATCATTATTATCATTCTCAACAATATTGACAACATCTTCTAATTTTTTATTTTCTAAGTTATTAACAACATTCTCTATTTTTTTATTATGTTCATCAATGTCCTTCATAACATTACCTAATTCTTCTAATCCTGATTTTAATTTATCTCCCTGGTGTACTTCTTCAATATTTAATTCTTCAATTTCTTCAATATTATCATTATTATCAATATTTTCTAACATATTTAAATTATTTTCTAAATTGACTTGTAATTCCTCAAAAGTTTTTTGAATTTCATCTACTCTTTTAAATAATTTAAAACAATTTCCTTCAATTCTTTTAATATCACGATACATTAAATAAAAACATAATAATACAACAATAGTCAATGCCAACAAATGATAAAATTGTACCTTAATTTTCATTTTAGGTTTCATAGGAGGATTCATTGACATCTTCATTTTAATTTATTAATTCAATCATTAATATTTTTTTATTTTAAACACAAATTTAATAAAAAATATTTTATTATTTTTTTATTAATATTTAGAGATATTTATAATATTTAGAGATATTTATAATATTTAGAGATATTTATAATATTTAGAGATATTTATAATATTTAGAGATAATTAACAAGCATTATATAGTTAATTAATTTTAATGAATACTTTTGATAATATGTTTTTTTATTTTCAATATATTGATTAATTTTTAATTCAATAATAGATTCTAGTTTATTATTAAATATTTTTAAAAAATTAATTGTTTCAATATTATTTTTATAAATAATTTGATTATTAATTGTATTTGAAGAATTAAATTCAATAATACTTTGAATATTATCAATATCTAATTGAAGCCATTTAAGGTTTTCTTGAATATAGCCTTTTTCTAAGAAATTTAAAAAATAAATTTTTGTTTTTTCTCCATATAGATTATTATTTGATAAAAACAGATGTTTTGTATTAACATCATTAATATTGTTCCATTGGTCTAGAGTTATAGAGTAATGAAGATTTCTAAGAAATTTAGATAATTTTTTATAGTGTATTAAAGAAAACTGTTTTTTTTGTTCTTTTCTAATATCAGATGTAATATCACATTGAAGTGCAAGATAATAATTTATTCTATTTAAATTAATTTTTGATTTTATATTTTCAATAAAATCTTCTCTTTGATTAATATTTTTTTTATTAAAATCAACACAAAATTCTTTGTTTAATTCAATCATTTTTTGAATAGTATTAAATAAATCAGAATTTTCTTCTTCCTTTTTAATAATTTCATCTAATTTATCACTTACTTCTAAAATATAATAATATTTAGAAATTAAATTATGATTTTTTATTGTTTCTGAATATATATCATTATTATTAATTTGTTTATTTTCTTCAATCATAATGTTTTTGTTTTCCATTCTTTGTAATAACTCGCAATTATTGGTAATTTATTTATAATTTAATAATATATAGTAGTTAAATAAATCAAATTTTTATAAAAATTTGATTTATATAAAATATTTAAGAATATTTAATAAATAATATATTGAAGATATAACCCTTGTATTAAACTTGTATATTACTTTGTATAATACTTTTTATATAATAGAAAAATGTTTATGTTGGATGATTTTGAAGATTGTTTGAATTATATAGTAGATAATATTCAATTAGATTTAGATAAATTCAAAGCGAATAAAAAATACGAAATTCAATTACATATATTTAGTTATTTAATTAAATATTATAATTTAAGACAAAAATTAAATGATAATGAATTATTACAAATAATTAATTGTTTGTATGAATTATTCTATGATGACATTCATAAAAAATTACTTAAAAATGAAAAATTAAATCAATATTATGATGAATATTTAAATGATTATTATAATTCATATAATATGGTTTTAATTGATGATTATTGTAGTTATATAGATTATTAATTAAATTTTTAATTAATTAAATTTAATTAATTAATTTTTTTAAAATAAAAAAATATTTAAAAAATTTATAAAAAAATATAAAATAAAAAAGGAAAATTTTATAATAATTATAATTTTTTATTGATTGTTAAAATGAATTGTATTTTAACGACAAATTCACATTTAGAATTAGCAAAAAAATTATCAAAAGAATCAGATATACAATTAATAGAGACAAAAATAGATTATTTTTCTAATGGAGAAATTAAAACGAATATATTGAGATCGATAAGAGGGAAAAACATATTTGTGGTGAGTTCTCCGTGTAATAGTGATGAACGAACTATAAATGATTATATAATGGAGACATATTTATTGATAAGGACTTGTAAGAATTCGGATGCTTCTAATATAACATTAATATGTCCGTATTATCCTTATTCAAGACAAGATAAAAAGGATAATTCTCGTGTGTGTATATCAGCAAGGGATATAGCAGATTTATTTATAACTGCTGGTATAAATCGTATGATAAGTTTTGATTTACATTCTCATCAAATTCAAGGATTTTTTAATATACCTTGTGATAATTTTTATTGTATAAATATGATATATGATTATCTAATTAAAAATTATTCAATTAATAAAAATTTAGAAAAATTAAATACAGAATATGTAATGGTTGCTCCAGATGAAGGTGCATTAAAAAGAGTTCAAACTTATGCAAACAAATTTAATATGCCTTTTATGGTTGTTAGTAAAGAAAGAGATTATACACAAATAAATAAAGTTGATAAAGCCGTATTAATAGGTGATAAAAAATATTTAGAAAATCGTACAGCAATTATAATTGATGATATGGTTGATACCTGTGGTACGGTTATTAAAGTAGGCGAATTATTAAAATCAAAAGGAGCAAAAGATGTAATTGTTATAGCAACACACGGAATATTATCAGGACCTGCAATAGAAAGAATTAATAATTCTAATTATATTAAAGAAATTATAGTAAGTGATAGTTTACCACAAGAAAAAAATAAAAAATTATGTAGCAAATTAAAAACATTTACTATTATACCCACTCTTTCTATTATCATTAACAGACTTATACAAGGAGGAAGTCTTAGTGAAATATTTAAATTTTAATATGTGTGTAAAAAAAAATTTTTGATATATATATTTCATATCATTTTATCCTTAAATCTTTTTCTCCACTTTTTTAGTATGGTTAAGATTTAATAATTTTTGTTTAAAATGTATTGCTTCATTAAATACATCTTTTGTGAGATATTCATATTTTTCTAAATTATTTTCATTTTTAAGTAATTCAATTGCAATATATTGAGTAGAATATCCTGGTAATAATTTATAAGGAAAAATAATGTCGTTATTATTAACAATTGCATTCATTTTATAATTTTTAAAATTAGAATCTTTTTCGAGTTTATACAAATAAGTAAAATGAGTTGTTAAAAGAGTTATATTACTATTGAGAGATGCTAATTTTTTACAAATACTATAACTGCCTGATATACCTTCTATAACATTAGTAGAATTAAATAATTCATCTAAAAATAAAATAGATAATCTGTTTTCTTTATTGCTTTTAATAACTTGATTTAAATTATTTAAAATTCTATACATTTCACTTTCAAATAATGAATTAACACCTTTTTCATCAACTATATTCATCTGAGACGCAATATAATAAAATGGTGTTAATTTAATTTTATCACAATAATTATAAGTTATTGTTTGAGATAATAAAATATTGATACAAATACTTTTTATAAATGTTGATTTACCACCAGCATTTGGACCAGTTATTAATAAATTATTTTTGTTAGATAAAATAATATCATTTTTAATATTATTTTTAATACAAGGATGACACAATCCTTTTATTTCTATTTTAGGTTCATTATAATTATCTAATTTATTATTTAAATTAAAAAATTCTGTTTGAGATAAATTATTTAAATTAATTAATTTTAAAATAGAATGTATTACATCACATTGATAAATAATATTTAATAATTTTTTTAAATTATTTTTATCATATATTTTATACAATGTTAATTTTTTACCAAAATGATTTGAATTAATTAAATTTTTTAAAATATAACTAATATCTTTATTTTTATCAATATTATTTTCTATATTTTCATTATATAAATTTTCATATATCTTATAATCTTTTCTATCTATCTCTAAATAATTAAAAAAATATTCTATATTTTCTTTTTTATATAATTTGTCTATTATATCAAAACTATTTTTTATCATACAAACCGTATTATCTATCTGAGTACAAACAAAATTATTAATTTTTAATGTTAATCTTGAAATCTCAATACTATTTAAAATACCATTAAAATAAAATAACATCGTAAAACAAGTCCATATGTTTTTTATTATTTTAATTTTTGAATTTGTTTTTGATAACATATCTACAAAATTTAATTTAATATAATAATTATACATCATTTTTACATAATGTATAAATCCTATTCTTAATTTAAATTTAAATCTTAATACTAAATATGGTATAACTACATACATTATAGGTGTCAATATACCTATCATAGGTGATAACAAAATCTTGTATAAATTTGTTATTGTTAAAACAACTGGTATATTATTTAATTTTTTTAATAAATACTGATTAAAATATAGCATATCAATCATAACACTCATTTCATCATCATTCTGATCTAACATCCAATGAACATTTTTTTCTACTTTTTTTATTAATTCAAAATTATTATTTAAATTATTTAATTTATTATTAAAATTATTTAATAAATTATTTAAAATGGATTGTCTATTATTTAAGATATTAATATCATCAACTGGATTTTCTAATAAATTTTTTAAATACAATCTACCACCTAATGTATAGGTTCTGTCTATATTACTAAACACAGTATTATCATTAGAATGAGTATAATTATAAAAAAATTCAACATCATTAAAAGTATTAATTAATTGATTATATTTTTCATTATCATTATTGATATTATTTAATAAAAAAGAATCATCTATTATAAAATTACATAAAAAATTATCTAAATTATTTAAATTATTATAATTTGAATATTCTAAATAATCTTCTTTTATATATTTATCTTGATTACTTATTTTAGATTGATTGTCTAAAATTTCTCCTGAAACAATTAATTCTTTTAAATCTTGAACAATATTATCACTATTTAATAATTTTTTACTATACACTCTTAAATTATTAAATAAATTAATATTATCTTTAATTTGATTCATTTGTTTATTTTTTTATTTTCAAACAAATATTATAAAAAAAAATATTAAACATAAATTTTTTATTCGTATTATAATAATTTAATTAATATTGTAATTATTCAATATTAATAATTTTTCTGATAATTAACCAATAGAACATAAGACCTAAAATAATGTAGAAAAGTAATTCAAAAAAACTTTCACAAAAGAAAGGATTTTCTTTGTTGTCTCTTAAAAAGAACATAAATTGTATAATAATTTGTAATGTGACCATACGTAATGTATCGTCAATAAAAGGTACAAAATCTTCACCTAAATTTTCTGAAACATTTAAAGATGTCAAAGCATCACCTTGATAATCATTTAAAAATGTAAAATCTATATTGTTTAACATTTTTATTTATTTTTAAAGATAATATTTTTATTATTTTAATCTATTTTTATTTAAAATTTATTATTAAAATTTGATTTAATAAATTATTATTTTTATTTTTTTTATTATAAAATAATTATGAATTCATTTGTATTTATATTAAATAATAATTTATATAATGTTCAAAAAGAATTATTTGAAAGCAATACGGATTTCTTTATTCGTATTGATTTTATAAAAAATAGATTAAGTAATCTATCAAATAATTTATCTATTGATGAATTAATTAATTTATCTAATATTTATTTAAATGAATTAAAAGGATGTGAATATCTTTAAATATATAAATAAATTATACTACACGATTTCTTCTTCTACGTCTATTAGCAGCTGAACCACCATTTAATGAACTATTACCAGCTACATTAGAAGAAGATGTATTAGAATTTGAAGCTACATTTGAAGATGTATTTGAGCCACCTTTTTTAATTATTTTATTAATTTTTTTTTTACTAACTTTTTTTCCTTTAACTTTTTTATCACTTAAAACTTCTAATGTTTGTTTTGCTAAAACTAAACTAAGTGCTGCTAAAGAACCTGTTAAATCACTAGACATTTTATTTAATTAATTTATTTTATTTTATAATAATAATTAATTAATTTAATCAAAATCTTTATCTCTCAAATAGATATCTTCGTCTTCTTCGGTGTTATCACTTAATTCATCATCATCATTATCAATTTTATAAAAATGCAAACTATTAATAATAATTTCTATAAATTTTAAAAACTCAACTTGATTTCCAAAACCATTTATTTTATAATCTTCTTTTATGTTACTTAAACAATTATATAGTTTATCAAACATATAAATCATAAAATTATCTTTTAATTCTTCATTATTAAATTCTTCTTCTTCTATATAATTATTCATTATTATCAATTTTAAAAAATATTTTTTTATTTTTTTAAATGTATTTAAAAAAATTTAATTAAATATAAATTTAAACCTAATTTTATTATGACACAACTATATATAAAAGAAACTAATAAAATTAAATTAAACGATTGGATTAATACAAATAAAACATTTATAAATATGATAATAAATAAAATATTATATTTATTAGAAAAAAATAAACAAAATAATAATTATAGATATGAAATAAATAAAGATTATTTAGTAAATAATTTAATTAAATTATTTTATGATAATTCATCTAATTCATCAAAATATTTAAATAATTAATTTTTTTAATTTAATTAAAAAGTTTTGTTTCTTATTTTTCTAAGATAATAAGAAAACATAAAAATATTAATTAAATTTAATGAAATTAATATAATAATAAGTATTAAAATAAAATACAGGTAATGATAAATATTACTATAAATTTTATTTAGTAAAGGTTTAATAATATTGTGATTAATATTTTGTTCGTTTTTATTAAATTCTTCAATTATCTTATTAATAAATATATTAGTTATTTCTTTTTTTTTATTTTTTATAAAATTATTTTCTTCAATTTCTTTATTATCTAATTTATTATCTAATTTATTATCTAATGTATTATCTAATTTATTATCTAAATTATTATCTAAATTATTATTAATAGAATTCATTTTTAAATTTATAAATTTTAAAAATAAGATAAAATAACTTAAATGCGTCAAAAATCAGATAAAAAATTTAACTTATTTTTTTAAATGAGTGCTACAACCATAGAAGACCTTGTTAATAATTCAAATAATATTTTTTCAATTAATAATTTTATTGAAAAAGACAATGATAGAAAATTACATATTATTAATAAACAATATTTATTATTAGAAAAAATTAAATTTTTTGAAAAAATACAATTAATTGATAATCAACTTATTTTTAAATGTTATTTAAATGATAATAAACATAATACAGAATTATTAAATTTTGTTAAAACAGTTAATTTATATTATAATGATTTAATAGAATTAGAAGATGAATATTTTAAATTAAATATTGAATTTAAACAAAATTTAAACGCGTTACTAGATGATTCTATAATTAATTTAAACAATTTGCATAATTTTATTATTTCTTATAGTAAAAATAATACTTGGTTATTACACGCAATTGAAGAAGAAATAATTAATCAAAATGAAGAAGAAGATACCGATGAAGAAGATACCGATGAAGAAGAAAATACCAATGAAGAAGAAAATAATGAAGAAGAAAATAATGAAGAAGAAAATAATGAAGAAGAAAATAATGAAGAAGTAAATAATGAAGAAGAAAATAATGAAGAAGTAAATAATGAAGAAGTTGATAATAAAGAAGTTAATATGGAAGAAGTTAATGAAAATATAATTATAGAAGATAAAAATAATAATATTAATACATTAAAACAAAATAATGAAATAATAAATAATGAAAAAAATAATATTTTAACACGTTTAGATGTTTTAAAAGAAAAAATTAATACAGATAATGATAAATTAATTAAATTACTTAATACAATTGAAATTAAATGTAAACAAAGAAATTTAAAATTAGAAAAATTAGAAAAATATAATAATATTTTAAATTCTATTGAAAATGAATAAAATTTAATTAATTAATTTTTATTATTAATTAAATTAATTTTTTTTAAAATTATTATATAAATATATAATAAATATGGAAAGAAAAACTATAGTGTCTGGAGTTTTAACATTAGTAGCAATTATCCTTCTTGGATTATTAATAAATAATTACAATAATAAAAAAGAGGAAGAAGAAATTGTTGATGTTGAAGAATTTCAAAACAATGTAATTCCATCAGAAAATAATAATAACGAAACACCTAAAGAAGTTGATTATCCTGCAACTAATGCACCATCAAAATGTTTTCCTCGTGATCGTTTAAGTGCCAAAGATTTACTTCCTAATGATGCCGCTAATAGCCAATGGGCACAAGCAGCACCAGCTGGTCAAGGTGAAGTTGATGGACGTAATTATCTTACATCTGGTAAACATCTTGGTGTTAATACTACAGGTTCATCCTTAAGAAATGCTAATCGTCAATTAAGAAGTGAACCACCTAATCCCCAAGTACAAGTATCACCCTGGATGCAAACAACAATTGGTCCCGATCTTAACAGAAGACCATTAGAATAAATTATTTATTTTTTATGAATATTAAATAATAAATAATGGATAATAAATAAAATTATTTTTAATAATTATTTAAAACTAAAATTAAATAATGTAATAAAAATTTATAATAAAAAATAATAAGTGAAATAACTAATTTGTAATAAAATCAAGATGGAACATTTTAAAATATTATTAAAACCTTTAATTAAATTTTATTCAATTAATAATAATTTAAATAAATTATTATTAATTTTATTTTTTAAAAAATACAAATATAGTAAAAATTTAAAATTTCAAAGTATTTTTAAAAATAGTATACAAGAAACTAAAATATCATTAAGATTAATAGATTGGTTTGTTACTAATTATTGTAAAAAACATACAATATTAATAAATAAAGATAATAATAATAAAAATGAAATTATAAATATTTATCAGTCATATAAATCAAATTTAAAAGCATTTTCAAAACAATATTTCGATCCTTTTAGAAGAAATAAAAAAATATATTTAGTGTTTAATATTAATAATAATTTAAATATTATTAATGATTTAAATATTTCAAATGATTTATACAATAATAAAATAGAAATTATTGATAAAAGCAATATAAATAACAATTATAATATTATAGAAACAACTATTGGACAATTAAATTTTTTTAAATGGATAATAGAAAATAATATATATGAATATATATGTATTCATAAAAAAATAATTGAAAATGATATGATTTTAATTCAAAAAGAAAATATAAAAAAAAAGAATGATAAGAATAATTTAATATATAAAAATATAAAAAACAGTGATGGTAGTATTAAAATAGTTACAAGAAAAAAAAGAGTTGAATTATCTAAATCAAAATTAAATAATATTTCTTTAATTCAAGAAAAAAGAATTGTATATTTTTAATTATCTAATTTAATTATTTAATTATTTTTTAAATTTTTTCATAAAATTATTTATATTCATATAAAGATAACTTATATCTGAATAATTATTTAAACTAAAATTATAAGGTATATTAACTAATTCATTTTCTGATATATGTGTATCATTATTTACTATATTACTTCTGTCTATTTTAAGTACTATCATTTTTAAATTATTTTTATCACACATTTCTCTAATATATTCATATTCGTGAATAAATCTCAAATCTGATACAACTACTTGATTTCTATTATTTATAAAATTTTCAGTAATAAAAAAATTATTAAAAAATAATTTTATCCAAAATTTTTTTTCTATATTCGGAATTAATTCTTGAATTTTATATTGAAACATCTCTGTACCTATAAATTGCATTAATTGTCTTGTAGATACACCCCATTCTGGTAAAACTTCTTCTTTATGATTATCATAGTGATAGTCATCAATATTAAAAAGGACTTTAACACAATCCTTTAATTTTTGTGTTATCTTATAATGTTTAAAATTATAATTATCTACTAAATATTCTGCTATCGTGTCTTTACCACTCCTCTTTTTACCACAAAGCAAAATTATATCTGGTTTTTCCATTTTTATTTCTATTAAAATTATTAAACATACTCTATAATAATAGAGTAATAAATTTTTAAATACTTTAAATTAATTAATTTAATTAAATTAATTTAAAATATTTTAAAAAGAATTATCATTATTAGCCCAATCAATATATTTGATTTGTTCTTTATTATTTTTTAAATACCATCTACCGTTATGATTTATGTCTTGATTATATTGATTTAATTTTAATAAATTATCTGGTAAAGCAAAATATATTTTATTTTTAATTTTATAATTTTTATTATTTTCCTTTAAATAATTGTCTAGATATAATTGAATTCTAAACAATTCATTGTTTTTAAAAAATTCTTTTCTTTGTCTTATGAATTTTAATTGATAATTAAACATACTCATATTTATATATTTTTTCATTTTAATAATTTTTAATAATTTATAATAATTATTAATTAAAATTTTTTATATAATTGAATAAGTTAGATAATTTTTATATAAAATTATAATCAAATTTTAAAAATCTTCTTCATATTCAATATCTATTTCTGATAATAATTCTTTCATTTTTTCTGTTGAAAATAACATTTGAACTTCTTTATATCCTCCAATATATTTACTATTTACAAAACAAAATGGAAAAAATTTACCTTTTGTTTGTTCTTTTAAATATTCTTTAAAATCTTCATCTGATTTATTTTCATTTTTATAAAGAAATGTATTATATGGTATATCTAAAACATCAAACATTTCTTTTAATTTATCACAATTAGGACAACCTTCTTTACTTATAACTAAAATTTTATTATTTTTTTTCAATAATTCATTATATTTTTGTTCAACTTTATTAACAATCTGAATTTCTTCTTCACTCATTATTATATTAATAAATTTAATTTTATTTTTTAAATTTTTTATTTTTCAAATTTTTTATATTTTTCTAATTCTTCTTTTGTTAATGGACTATCAGGTAAATTAGGTAAATTAGGTAAATTAGGTAAATTAGGTAAATTAGGTAAATTAGGTTTATTTATTTTATACGAATTATTTTCTTTATTTTTATTTAATAATTTTTTATATTGTTTTGTTTTTATTTCTATTTTATTTTTTTTATTTAAATTATTTAAATAATTTAAATAATTATTAAATTTTTTTTCAGACATTAATTATAAATTAATTTATTAATTAAGATAATAGAAACAAATATAATTAAAGATACACAAAACATCATAAATATATTTTTTTTTAAATTATTAATTTGATTGATGTTAATATCTTCATAATCATATTCTATATTAATAGGTATATCTAATAATAGTTCTTTTGTTTTCATTATAATAATTATTAAATTAATTTAATTAAATAATTTAGTTTAATTTATAAATTATTTTTTATAAAAATAAATAATTTTTATAAACCACCACGTAAACGAAGAACTAAATGAAGTGTACTTTCTTTTTGAATATTATAATCCATTAAAGTACGATTATCTTCTAATTGTTTACCAGCAAAAATTAAACGTTGTTGGTCGGGTGGTATTCCTTCTCTATCTTGAATTTTTGCTTTAATATTTGATACAGTATCAGATGATTCAACTTCTAAAGTAATAGTTTTCCCAGTTAATGTTTTTACAAATATTTGCATTTATAAAAAAGAATAAAAAAATTTTAATAAAATTTGTATAAATTAATTAAATATGAATGATAATAATTATTTAGATAATTTATATGATAATAGATATTTTAAAAAAATTCATATGTTAGAAGGTGAACAAATATTAGAAGACGATATTTTTTATTTTAATGATGAAAAATTAAAAAAATATTCTAAAAAAAATAAATGTTACATTGCTTTTGATGATGGTATTTATAATTTAACAGAAATTAAAAATGAAATAAATGATGAATTTAGAGATTATATAGAAAATATAAATCGTATATCATTATTTAATAGTAGTGGTGATAGTGTTGAACCAGATAAAATTTTTAATTTTTTTAAAAACTCAAATCAAATAGAAAATAAATTTTATGATATAGGTTTTAATTTAGAATGTGGTTTATATTATCCTAATAAAAGAATTAAACAAAATATTAGATTTTGTATTAATAATAAAATTAGATTTTTATATAATATTTTGAGAAATTTAGATAATTATATTAAAGATGAATATAATAAAGATGAATATAATGATGAATCTCAAGTTAATTATAATAATAATGTAAATATTATAACTGAATATATAGATAATTTAAACCAATATGCTAATAATAATGAAAATATAAATATTAGAACAATAACAGTTAATAATTATGTAGGAATATATTTTTCAATATATAATACAGTAATGTATTTTTTATTTTTAATATTTCTATTTTTAATATTTTTAATATTTTTCTTAGTTACTAAAAATAAAAAAATTTTATATGCTTTAGTATTATTATCTTTAATATTAATATATTTTTATTATAAAAAAGTATATAAATTTAAAAAATCAAATTATAAATATAGCATTAAAAGTTTATACAATGAAAGAAAACCAGATTATGTAAATTAAATTATTTTAATTCATTATTTAATTCTTGTAGGTCATTTAACCATAATTGTTGTATAGTAGAGTTTTTAATATTTTTCATTTCAATTTCTTTATTTTTAAATTCTTTTAACAATTCTTCTTTTTTTTCATAAGTTAAATTCCATATAGGCATTTTTATCAAATAATCATATGATTTATCTTTTATCTTAAATTTATTTTCTTCTAAATATTTCTCTATATTACTTTTTTTATTATTTCTTATTTCTAATTTATTATTTATTATATCTAAAATAAACCTAATTCTACTATCTAAATATTCTAATTCATCATTTAATTTATTAATAATATAATCTTTTCTTATTTTATACCATTTCAATCTAAATTTATAGAAATATATAATAATATCATTTATATTTTGTGCTTTCATTATAGCACCTTTTTCATTAAACATATGCATATTAGTAATAGATAAATTTTTAGTAGTAATCATTTTAAAATCTTTATCAAATAAATTAAAATCAGGATTATTTTTATCGTTTTTCATTAATTCATTAACGTATCCATCTTCAAATATTAATTTAAATTTAGCATCTTTTTCTGTATAATGTGATTCATAATCTTTTAATTTAGAATTTTTTTCTAATTCTTTTTCTAAAAATTCTTTATAATCTTGTGTCCATACTCCTATTGGTAATTCTTCTATCATTATTTCATTTGACGAAACTCTATTATATACACCTTTACTATAATATTTACCTTCTTGATTTTTATCAATAATACCTTTAAATCCTCTATAAAAAGGTTTTAATTCTTTTAATCCTTCTATATAATTAATAAAATCAAAATCAGAATTATTATTTTGGTCTTTTAAATTATTAAAATTATTGTGTTTTTCTAAAACATTAATATAAATATTAACTAAATCTTTTGGATTAAATGAAGGAATATTGCAACTAAAACCAGTACCAATACCGATAACACCATTAACTAAAATCATAGGTATAATGGGTAAATAGAATTCAGGTTCAATTAAATCACCGTCTTCATTAATATAATTAAGAATTGGTAAATCTTGTTTAGAGAATATTTTGAAAGATATAGGATTAAGTTCAGTGTGTATATAACGTGGAGATGCAGCATCTTTTCCTGATTGAACACGTGAACCGAATTGTCCGTTAGGCATTAATAAATTGATATTATTAGAACCTACATAATCTTGTGCCATACCTATAATGGCATCTTGTAGACTTTTTTCGCCGTGATGATAATTGGCTTTTTCACTAACATAACCAGCGAGTTGTGCTACTCTAATTTCTTTAACTAAATTTCTTTGAAAACAACAATAAAGTATTTTTCTGGTTGATATTTTAAGTCCATCACAAATGGATGGTAATGAACGTCCAGTATCATAAACAGAGAAATGGATTAAATCTTTATTAATAAAATCTTGGTATGAAACATTTTTATCATTATAGTTTAAAACATCATTTTTATTATATTTATACAACCATTCTTTTCTGTCATCAGCACGTGATTTATTAAATGCCAAATCAATTTCATTATCATCAGACCATTTATATTCAACTGTTTTTAAATCTTTAAAATATTCTTTTGCTTCTTTGTTTGTTGAAGTACCTAATCCTTTATAATATTTAATATTCCATTTTTCATTTTTATCATTATTTAACCAATTATTATAATCAATTAAACTATAAAAATTAATAGTTTTAGTTTTTTTAGTTGCTTTTATAATAGGAGTTAACATAGAATTTAAAAATCCATCATTTTGAATTAATGAAGGCCATAATTGATAAAATAAATTAAAAATCAAACCTTTTATATGTGTTCCATCAACATCCTGGTCTGTCATAATCAATATCTTACCATATCTCAATGTTTTCACATTTTTATATTCTTTGTTTGTTTCCAAACCAATTATTTTTTTTAAATTACTTATTTCTTCATTATTCGCAATTTTATTTTGTTTTAAATCTGCTACATTAAGTAATTTACCCTTTAATGGAAAAACACCATAATTTTCTCTACCTATTACACTTAAACCTGCAATAGCCATAGATTTTGCTGAATCTCCTTCAGTTAATATAAGAGTACATTTATGAGAATTTTTAGTACCTGCATTAATAGCATCATCTAATTTTGGAATTCCTCTTAATGTATTTTTTTTTTTACCATCGGTTTTCTTAAGATTTTTTTCTAATAAATTATTAGATAATTGATAAATTCTTTCAACTAATTCACTATTCATTATTTTTTTAATAAAAGAATCAGGTATTTCCATTTTAATACCAAATTTAGAAACAGGAGTAGTCAAATAATCTTTTGTTTGTGAATCAAAAGCTGGATTAATAATAGTAGATTTTAAAAATATAATCAAGTTATCTTTAATAAATTGAGGTTTGATTTTGATATCTTTATTTTTTTTAGTAATATGTTCGGTAATACCTTTTATAATTTGTTGAACAATATTATCAACGTGTTTTCCACCTTTAATAGTCCATATTCCATTTACAAAAGATATATGTTCTAACCCATTACCATTTTTATTATAACTTATAACAATTTCAGATTTAGTATTAAATTTATGATAAAAAATATCTTCAGATTTATAATCTTTTAAATAAAATTGAGAATAATTTTTAAAATCAGTAATGGAAATTTTTTCGGAATTTAAAAACACTTTTACTTTATTATCTGTTAAAGCACATAAATCATAACATCTTTTTTTCATAAGACTAATAAAATCTTTTGATAAATTTTTTAAATTAAATTTTTCTAAATCAGGATAAAATGTTATTTTTGTATAAGGATATTTATCATAAGTTTTAATACTTGGTTTGTTTTTAATACTCATATTTTCTTCGAATACTTGTTTATATTTTTTCTTTTTATTTAT